GGCCGCGATCTGCGAGCCGCCGACGCGGTACATACTACTGGTGTTGATGTCGCCGACAACATCAAGCGTAAAATTCGGAGCAATCGTGTTGATGCCGATTCTGGTGTTGGCCTGGTCAATTGCCAGGAAATTCGGAGTGAAGATGGCATCGGTGGTATTACCGGTACCAAACCCCCAAACGGCAGACGCACCATTATATCCGGCGGAAATGACATTATTGCCGTTGCGGATAAACGCCATTTGCTGACGGTTACCGTTGGCGTTGGTGATCTGGATGGCCCTGCCGTATGTACCGGGATCATTCGCGCCGTTGGCAATCGACAGTAGCGCGCCGGGTGTACCGGTGCCGATCCCAATCCCGACATTGCCGCCGTTGGGATTTAGCGACAGGACATAACCGGTCGATCCAATCGCGCTGGCGCTACCGCCCGAGGTGACTTGGATGGTCCCCGCATTTGTCGTCGGCGAATTATAAATACTGGTCCAAACATCGGCTTCGTTGACCCCAAACCCGCTCTGCGGTGTCTGTAAGCCGCCGCCGACCGAGAGTTTGGCGGGCGGCGTGCTGGTGCCGATTCCGGCGTTGCCGTTTACAAACCGCGCCACCTCACCGTTGAGTGTCGAGAGGCCCAAATAAAAATGGCTGCCGTCAAACCCGTTGGTTATCGTTCCCGCCGTTGTCGCAGCGCTACCAGCAATAAATTTTATCGTCGCCCCAGCGGCTCCACTGTTGCTTGTGTAGGACAAGCGTAGCTCGTCATTGATGCCAGCGGTCGAAGAAGAAATGTCCAAAAGCGCCATTGGCGAACTCGTGCCAATCCCAACATTGCCGGTCGCGCCGTCGATCCGCATACCTTTGGCGGAACTGGAGCCGGGGCCGAGAAACAAGCCTCCCGTATCTTGCAAACCGCTAGTGCCGTTAAAAACGAGCGAAGTATCGCCAAGAAGAACCATCGGATTGAACGAACCGGCGGCAGACGCGGTACGCAGCCGTCCCGAGATAACCCCGCCAGCGCTCAAGAGGATGTGCGACTCGCCGGACCCCGTCGGCTGCATATCGATATGCAGCATGTCCTTGGCGGTCGCGTTGCCCAGCGTCAGCTTGCTGTCCGGCAGATTGGTGCCGATCCCGATATTGCCGTTCCCGTTAAACCACAACTGCGCGCCGCCGGCGAACGAGGTAGCGTCGACATCGATCCCGAGCCCGATCGCGGTCGTCGTCCAATCCGTGCCGTTCGCGGTGCGCTGCGCGCGGATCCCGAGCGCGGTCTGATTGCTCGAGAGAAACCCGAGGCTGCCGACCGCAAGGGTGTTGCCGGCGGTCGCCCCGAGGGTTCCGGCATTGGTGTTGAAGACCGTCGACATCGCCGCGCCCGAGAGCGGCAACCCGGTGGTCGAGACCGACAATGTCGCGTTGGGGGCGGCGGTGCCGATCCCGACCGGGCCCGTGAGGATCGGCGCCGGCAGGGTCAGCCCGCTCGGCAGCGTGCGGCCAAAAAAGAGATGGCTAAACCCATCCGAAAAGAGGACCGAGTTTGGGACGATCGCGGTCGAGGGCGGGCACGGCGAAAACGCGCAGGGCGGGACCAGGTTGACATCCTGCTTTTGCTCGAAGGCCTTGTTGAGCTGGGTGTTGGTGATGATGACGCCGTTGACAAACCCCGGCGAGGACTGCGCCGCGGCGAACCCCGGCGCGAGCGCCAGCACCGCCGACAGGAGAATTCCCGCGATCTTTGTCATGACGTCTCCAGCTGAGCGCGCGGCGCCGCCTGGCGCCCGGTTTTGACAACAGCGAGGGGGTTGGGGCTAGTGCCCGATGGCGAGGAAGTTGCACCCGTTGGTGCCGGGCGACGAATTGTAGGCGCCAAGGGTCGAGGTCGTCGCCGGGTTGACCCCGATCGCGCCGGTAGTCGGCGGGACCGCGTTCTGATACGAGGCGAGGGCAAACAGGCACGCGGTCGGAAAAGCGATCGGCAGCGGCACCGAGGTCAGCACCCCGGACGGGATGTTGGCGTTGGTCCACTGGATGATGAGCCCGGAGGGAAACCGCCAGTACCCGATCGCGGCGAGCGATCCCGACCCGACCGAATCCGAGATCAGCTGGAAATTGGTGCCGTCAAAGATCGCTTCGAGGATCCCGCTCGCCGACAAAACCCCGGCGGTGAGCGCGGTGTTGTTGGTCAGCAGGAGCGGGGTCGCGGCGAGCCCGTTGACCGCGATAGTGGTCGCGCCGGTGTTGGCGGCCGCCGCTTTCTTGATCCGGATCGGGGACCCGACGAGCGCGGCGAGCGAGGGGGGGACCGGGTCGAGGGTCACCGAGATCGCGTTGGCGGTCCCGCTATCGGCGGCGTAGTTGGTGGCCTGCTCCTGGAGTTCGTCCTGCTGGACCATCGTGTCGGCCTGGCCGGCGGTCCAGCGGTTGGCGACGATATCCCCGGCGAGCCAGGAGAGCGCGCTCGTCCCTTCCTGAGCGCGGACGATGGTAAAGGTGTCGGTCGACACATTGGTGACCCAGATCACCTCGTGATCGAGCCCGGTGGCCTCGTCGACGAGGACCCCGACAAAATACTGCCCGGCGCTCGGGTGCGCGAACAGCGCGCCGGCGCCGGCCTGGACATTGAGCGCGACCGCCGAGTTGGAGATCGGCCCGGCCAGCGTCGAGGTCGCGAAATTCGCGAAGATCAGATCAGCCACGATATCCCCTTGCCCTGGGCCTCAGTTGACGTGCGCGTCGGTTGACTTGGCCCTCAGTTGACTTGAACCGTCCAGTCGTACCCGACCGGGAGTTCGAGCACCCCGGCCTCGACCGCCGCCTTGAAAATCGGCGCCATCGCAAATTGCCCGAGCGCGGTAAAGGTCGAGACCATCGAGCCAAAGACCGCGCCGGTGTCGCCAAAGGCGAACTCGCCAAACATCGCCCCGGTGACCTCGCGGCGGATCCCGGCGACGATGCGGATCGTCGCGCTGGTGCCGGCAAACGACACGCTGATCTGGTAGGCGTTGTCGATGTTGTAATAGGTCGGCCAGGTAACCGGGTTGCCAAACGAATCGAGCGCCATCACGATATCGGACGGGATCGGCAACCCGCCATACCCGTTCTGGCCGAGCAAAAACCGCATGACCCGGCGCTTGAGCCAGCGCACGCTAAAGGTCTTGCCGTCGCCGAGGTAGAGGTACCAGGTCATGATCCGGCGAAAGACATCGTCGGTCGTCGCGAAAAAGTCGCTCGGGCCGATCCGCTCGCCATCGCCAAACGCGATCCCGCCAAAGACATAGGTCCCGAGCGCGCCGATATCCTGGGTGCTCCCCGACGGCAAGAGCGGGCGCAAAAACCCGTAGATGCCTCGCGCCAGCCAATCGAGAAGCGGGCCCTCCTGCAGCGGGTAGATCGGCAGCGAGGCGCTGTTGAACCACTCGACGTAATACTGCGCGAGCTCGTTGTAGGCGTTGACAAACGCCTGCAGGTCATCCGACCCGCTGCCGCTGCGCCATTCGAGATAGAGGTAGGCGAGGATGGTTTTCTGGACCCCGGCGGCGACCGGAAAATCGTTGGGGTCGCCGAGCGGCGATTGTCCGAGGACAAACCCGCCGAGCCAGTTGGCCGGGTAGCGGTAGGGGGATTTCACCGGGTCAGCCTTTCACCGGGTCAGCCTTGCGCGATGGTAAAGGCGTTGGCGGCCGCGGTCAGCAGCGATTGGGTGTCGCCCTGGACCTCGCCGGTGCCCGACCCCGGCGCCACCCCGACCCCATCGATATCGATCGCAAAGACGAGCCGGGTCAGATTCTGATTGGGCAGGATCGCGACCGTCGCCGCCTGAAAGACGGCCGCCATCTCAAAGGTGTTGAGCGGCTGGCCGGTCGGCAGCGCGTTGACATAATCGACCAGCGGCTGCAGCGCGGCCTGGTTGACCGCCGCCGCCTGGGTGAAATTCGGCAGGTTGGTGTTCCAGGTCACCGTGCCGGTGACGATCTGGGTCAGCGGGTTGGCAAACGGGATCTGAAAGGTGTCCGGGTAATCGAGGATCGGCACCGTGACATTGCGCGGGTTCGGGGTGAGGACCGCGGAGCCGACATAGGAGGGGAACGCGCTCGTGTCGACGGTGATCGTAAAGTTGAAATCGTCGATCACCGCGAAGATCGTCGAGGTGCCGTTGTAGTTGGTCGGGTTCGACCCGCTGATCGTCACCGCGGCGCCGACGAGGAGTCCGTGCTTGAGGCTGGTGGTGACCTGTCCGTGGGTGGCCTTGGTGATCCCCGAGATCACATTGACCGAACCGACGAGGCGGGTCGGGTCGCCGACCGAATCGTAGATCGCCAGCGCGATCTCGTTTTCGCCGCCGCCGCTCGCCAGGACGAGGACCCCGCCGGTCGACGGGGTCTGGATCGTCACCGAGCGCTGCTCGACCCCGGGGACCGCCCAGAGGTTGGTGCGGATCGTCGACGGCATCCCGACCGCGGCGGCGCGGTAGGCGCTAAAAATCCGCGTCCGGTAGCTGGCGAAGCTCTCCGGGTCCTCGGTGCCGGGGGTGCCGGCGTTGGGGTTGTTGCAGGTGAGGGTAAACCCGGGCGGGATCGAACTGACGATCTGGTTGACCGTGTTGGCCGGGACCGGCCACGACCCGGGGTTGACCGCGACCACCGTCGTCGGCTGGCTCGTCCCGCCGCCGTCGATGATGACCCCATCGATGACGACATAAAGCTGGTTGCCGTCGGAGACCGCAAATCCGATCGGGATCGGGAATTGCGGGGTCCCGGTAAAGACCACCGGCGCCGAGGTGTTGGTCGGCTGCCCGAGCATCAGCCCAAAAAGCTGGCCCTGCTGGTTGAGGAGAAACTCGTTGGCGCCAAACGGGGTCACCGAGTTGATCGCCTCGACCCGCGCGCCATCGATCAGGATGATCGCGAATTGCGCGGTCGAGCTCATATCCTCGATCAAGGACCCGGGCAGATCGTTGGTGTAGCCGGGCACCTCGGCCGCGACCAACTGGGTAAAAGTCGCCAGGATGACGGCCGGGTCGGTCGGCTGCGCGCCGGCCTGGGTGAGGATGACCGGGAGGTCGATCGCGGGGTCTGCCATGGGTGTCAGGTGGCCAAGGGGACGGCGGCGCTGAGGGTGACCCCCTGATGCGTCACGGCGCGCACGTTGTAGGTCGGGACCGGGTGGTCGAGGGTCGGGTCGGGCGGCGCCTTCGAGACGACGAGCGAGGCGAAATACTGCGAGAATTGCGCCTGCGTGCGGGCGATGTAGAAATCGGGCGGGATTTGGGTCAAGACCGATTGCTGCGCCGGGATCCCGTATTGGGCGAAAACCGGCGACTCGCCGAGGCTGAGCCGAAGCGTTTGCGCGAGCGTCGCGAACCAGATCAGGTCGGGCAGACCGGTGCGCGCGTCGCGCTCGATCACCACCCATTCCTGATTGCCGAACTCATCGGGCGCGGTGCGGCCATAGGTGCGGATCGGCTGCGGCATCGGTCAGGTCCCCGGGGTCGGCGGCGAGACCGGGCCCGAGGGCGCGGTCGGGTGTTCGTGGTGCTGCACGGTGACCGAGTCGCCGCCGCCAAACCCGGCGGTGATCGCGCCCGTGACGGTGAGGTCCCCGGTGATCGCGAGCTTTTGCCCGGCCGGCATCGTCAGGGTCACCCCGCTATCCGGGGTCAGGGTCAGGACGGTGTGCTTTTGGCTGTCTTCGAGGACGACCCCGTTGGGCCCGTAGAGGGTCGCCGCGTTGGGGTCGACGGCAAAGAATTTCTTGCTCGAAATCGGCTGAAAGGTCAGCGTCGACAAATTGCCGGTGACCCCGAGATTGGGGGTCGCGCTGGTAAAACCCGAGGCCTGCGCCACCGCCACCGTCCCCGGCACCGCGAGCCCGCGATCGCCGACCTGGATCGGCATCCGGAAATATTCCGGGGTCGAAACCGGCATCGTGATCTGCGGGATGGTGAAGTACGAGTTGACGTCGAACTTGACCGTGACGACGGGTCCCGGCTGAACCGAAATGACCGTGCACGGCAGCGCCTTGCCGAGCAGCGCCTGGACCGCATGGGCGCGCGCCTGGGTGTGCCGGTTGAGGGCGTAGATAAAGGGGGTCTTGAGCGCTTCGGTCATCCTCGCCTCTACGGCAGCGGTTCAGGGGTCTTGGCCGGGCTCGACGGCGACGGCGGCGCCGCGATCGCGGTCGGCCCCGGGGTCTGCACCGCGGTGAACATCGTCACCCACCCGGTCGCCTGATCGGCCTTGTAGTTGCCGACCTGGCGCAACTCCTGGACCGTAAAGGTTCCTTGAAACTGCGAGGTCCAGCGTGCCTGGGTAAAGGTCTCGGACGGCGTGTTGATCGCCCCGGCCGCGCCGATCGTGGTCAGGGTCGGCGGCAGCGTCACCTTGTCGGCGATCTGGATATCGCCGCGCATCACCGTGGTCACCTGGATCGTGTTGTTGCCGATCCAGGTCGGCTGCCCGATCAGATCGGTAAACGCCACCTGGACGGTTTTGAACGCCGGCGCCTTGGCCCCGCCGGTCGCCTGGCTCGCGGTGCTGGTCGACCCGTCGGTGACGACGAGGCCGCCGTCGCGGGCAAAAATCTGCACCCCCTGGTACCCGGGGTTCGCGGCCCCGAGCAGCGCCACCGACTGCTTGTTGAGGTAGTCGCTAAACGATTGCAGCGTCCCTTTGATATCGATCAGCGCGTAGGGCGCGACCAGCGCCGGGTTGATCCCGATGCTGATCGGGACGCCGGGAAAAGCCGCGCGCAGCGTCGTGTTGATCGCGCTCGCCAGAGAGGCGCCCTGCGGCGCGTAAAAGGTGAAATTGTTGACCGGCAGCTTGGGCAGGTTGGCGGCGATCGCCTCGGCCGTCGCCGGCATCGCGGTCAAATAGAGGTCGAGCGTCATGTTGAGCCCGATCCAGTTGCCGATCGCGCGCCAGATATACCCCTGGACGATGACCCCGATCTGCGCCGGGTTGGCGAGCGGCAACCCTTTCGCCATCCCGCCGCGCAAGACCACCTTGTAGGTCGGCCCCGGCGCCGCGCTCGGCGCGCTCAGATTGGCCGCTTGCGCGATATCCTGGAGCGGGACCCCCCACACCCGGATAAACGAATTGCCGTAATCGCCGCCGCCGGTCTGGTCGCCGGTCGCGATCGCATAGGGCGAGAGAAGGAGATCGAACTCGATATTGAGCGCCCCCGGGTCCGGGGCCGCGGTCGCGCCCTGCGGGTGGGTCTGCCAGTGGCGGATGACCTCGCCGGTTTTGATCGAGCTGACGGTCAGATCGTAATAGCGCACCGCGGGGCCTTACGTGATCTCGAATTGCTGCGAGGACAGGCGGTAGACGAGGGTGCTCGAAAACCCGTACCCGGCGAGCAGGTTGAAATCGAGGTTGCAGACCGCGCTCTGATCGACCCCGGTGAGCGCCGCCGGCTGGGAGAGGCGCACCGTCGTGCCCCGGACCGCGGCGATGGCGGTGCCGGCGGCGAGGTTCGCCCCGGCGACCGCCATCGCCGGGAGGAGCCCGGCCGCCGAATTGACCTGCGCCGTGTAGAGACCCCGCGTCGTCGTCAGCGTGCGGGTCACCGGGTCGACCGATTCGATCAGCGGCAGGGTGAAGACCCGCGGGCCCGAATTGGCGTAGAGGAAAACGTACCAGCGCTGGCCCCACAACCCCCAGCGCACGACCGCCAGATAGACCTGGCCGTCGAGGGTCGGCTGAAAGCTGAACGGCTGGATCGTGGTCGGGACAAAGCCGACAAAGGTCGTCATCAGGAGCCGGCTCCGATCACCGGGAGCCCGCTCGAAAACCCCGACCCGTTGGGCGCCTGCTCGTACCCGAGCCCCGGCGATTGCGCCGCGGGCGACACCCCCGGCGCCTGCCCCGAGAGCGGGTTGCCGGCGCCGGCGGCGAGGCTCGACCCGCTGATCGCGCCCGCCCCGTCCGGCTGGATTTGGGTCCCCGAATTGATCTTCGCGAGGAGCGTGTTGTACTGCTGCTGCGCCTGCGCCTGCGTGACCAGCGGCTGCTCGAACTCCAATTGCCAGATCACCTGCCGCTGCGTGGTCTCGCCCTCGGCGGTGACATCGCGCATCGCGCGCATGACGCAACTGTCCCAGAAAAACGCCGGGGTCGCGCAGAAATAGAGCCCGCCCAAGAGGTTGTGCTGCTGGAGCGTCTGTTTGAGCGCGATCATGACCGCCTGCTTGGCGGCAAACCCAAAGGGGCCGCGCGCCGGGCAGATCATCCGATAGGCGATCGCGAGCGGTTTCGTAATGATCGCGTTGGCCGCGGTCGTCTGGTTGGCGAAGGGGTAGGTCGCGACATCGTTGTCGATCAGCGTCGACCCGGCCATCGGGACAAACTGGGCAAAAAAATCGTCGAGGCTGAACCCGCCGGCGGTGTCGATGATCGAGCCAAAATCGATCGCCTGGGCAAACGAGGCGATGCTCATCGCGCCGCCCGGAAACTGCGAGGCGAGCCCGCCGGTCAGGATGATCGGGCTGATCTGGTAGAGGTACTGGAACGCCGCGGCGCCAAACGAATCAGCCATCGAGGGTCCTCATGGAGACGCGGCCTGGGTCGTCTGCGTCGTCGGGCTGGCGCCGGTCTGGTTGTCGATCTTGACCTGGACCTTGAGCGGGTGCCGGTTGGACCAGTTCAGCCCCCAGATCGCATAGCGCGACTGGCGCGTCACCGGGTCTTCGCCCGGCGCCTTATAGTTGGAGGCGGCCATCCGCCGGCGCATCGCCGCGTGGAAATCCTCGTCGCCTTTGATCGAGCCGCCGGCACGGGCGCTCCACGGGGAGTACCCCTCGGCCCGGAACATCCGCTCGAACACCGCGTCCTGCAGCCGGCGCGGCGCCCCGCGGGCTTCGTTGTATTTGCTGAAATCGACAATCCCGGCCCCGTATTTGTGCCAGTTTGTCGCCAGCATCTGATAATAGCCGGACGCGGTGTAACCGAGCGGGACGCCATTCCGGTAACCGGTAATGTGGTAGATGCCGTTGTTGATGTCTTGGTCTTTGCTTTCGCGCCACGCGATGATGCTGGCGGCCGCGGCGATCTCCGGGTCCTTGATCGTCGAGGCGGCATCCCAGGCGGCGCGGTTGGGCGGGTTGGCCTCGCCGCCGCCGAGCCGACCCCGGCGCCAAATATCGAGGATCCGCTGGCCGTCAAAGTGTGTCTTGAACCCGGTTTCACCCCATCGCTTGAACGAATAGCCCAGACCCGAACCCGGCCCAAAAGCCTCCGGTTCGGGGTGCTGCGCCAGCCACCGATCGACCAGCGGCATGTGCTCCTTGACCCAGAGCCGGCGCCAATTGGCGTGCTGATCGCCCGCCGCCGGTCCGCCCTGGCTGTGGACCCAGTTTTGGAAATCGGCCTTGCGCGGATCGTCGGTGCTGGTGTTGTTGCCGATCCAGCCGCCGATCCAGGCGACAACCCGGCCGATCGCCTTGACCATATTGGCGAGGCCGTCGACAAAGCCTTTGACGTCCTCCCTGAAGTCCGGGCTGCCGATCCAGTCGCCGAGCTCGTGGAGGCCCTTGGTGAGGAGCTCGACCCCGTATTTGAACCCGTCGCTTTTGAGAAAAGTGATGACGACATCGCCAACCGCCTTTGACAGGTGCTCGAGTTCGGGCATCACCGGCTTCAAGGCGGCGAGGAAGGTGTATTCGAGGGTGTAGCCGAGGCGGGTCAGCTGGCGGTCGACATCCTGCGCGGCGCGCAAGACCCCCGGCTGCAGCCCAAAATTTCCGGCCGCGTCCTTCTGGTAATCGGAGATGTGCTGGCGAAACTCCTTGTCGCCCATATTGCCGATCGTGCGGATCGCCTCGTCCGACCCGAAAATTTGCAGCGCGGCGTGGTACCACGGCATATTCCGGCGCTGCCCGGCCGGGGTCTGCCGGTAGAGCCGGTGCACCGCCTCCATCGCCGCGGTGAGCCCGCCCGACGCGCCGGCGTTCCAGGCGCCGCCGATCCCGAGCGTGTTGAACGGCACCACCCCCGAGAGGCTCGACTGCAACCCGGCGATATTGCCGAGCGCGCTCTCGGTATTGAAAAACTGGCCAAAATTGGTCCGCGCCGCGAGCAGTTGGCCCGGCTGGACCCCAAGCCCCATCGCCTGGCTGCGCAGGTGCGAGGCGTTCCCGGCCATCCGTTCGAGCCCATAGAGACTGCCGACCCCGAGGAGCCCGCCAAACAGACCGCTGATCCCGGTCCACTTCATCAATTCGCGCGAGGTGTTGACGACATTCTGGTAGATCGTGTGGGTGTGCTTGGCGACCGTGCCCATCGCCCGCCCGACCCGGCTCGTCGTGCGCTCGAGCGACTTCTCCTCCTTGTCCATCTTGTGGATCATCTCGAACTGGGCCAGCATCAAGGCGGCCATCCCGCTCATCAATTCGTGGGTCTGCCCGACCCCGGCGTTGAACTGGCCCCACTGGTTGGGCATCTTGCCGAGCCCGTCCCGATACTTCTCGAACAGCCCGACAAACTCCTTAAAGCGTTCGTCGTTGACATCGATATCGATCACGCTGCGCAGGGCCAAAATAATCCATCCCCGCAAAAAACTAGACTTTCAGCTAGTTTTCTGCTATGATTTCAAGGTCGTATCAGACCAAACTGGATTTGACCATGTGGATCATGTTGGGGTTTGGCGCCTTGGTGGTGCTCTTGCTGATCGGCTTTAGCCGGGTGATGATGATCCTCGGCGTCGTCATCGTCATCGCGGTGGTGTCGTGCACGGTCAGCTTTAACCGCTGGCAGAGCGGGTGCGCGGCGCACCGGGGCGAGCCGGCCTACGCCGCGTACCACAACTGCGAGACCGCGGAGACCGCGCGATGACGGTCCCCAGCCGCCGCCGGGATGCCACGGTCGCGATCGGTGTGATCCTCGGGTTTCTCGTCATCGTCGCCGGCCTGGTCGGCACGCTCGGCGTTCGCCTCGGGCAGATCGGGTGCACCGTCTATGCCGGCGACCCGGCCTATGTCGATCGGCACGACTGCGACGGGCAGACCAAGCTGCGCCATTCGTTGTGATCAGAAGAGCCGCGGCCGCTCCCTGAGCGCGCGCAGCAGGTGCCGCTGGCGCCACTCATGCGCCGATTTCTCCTCGTAGCCGTACCGGCCAAAATAGCTCTCGAACCCGTCCTCGGCGAGAAAGGTCAAAACACTGGCGACGAGCGATCCGGCGGCGGGGGTGTCGCGCCAGAAGTCTCGGCCCCGTTCGAGGTCGGCAAGGAAGCTGCGAACGCCGTAGGCGTCGACAATGTGGTCCGCGCATCCAAGAGCAATTCGAGGCCAGTCAGGGTCTTTGCCAGCTCGGCTCGCGACTGAATGAGCGAGCACAAGATAAAAAAACAGACCGCGTGCTCGACCTCCGAGCGGTCCTCGTCGCTGAGTTTGCCCTCGCGCACCGCATCGGCGAGCGGCATCGGCTCCCACGAGCGCCCGCTCGGGACGATGACATTGGTCAGCCGCCAGATTTCGGGGAGGAGGATTTCCTCGATCCCGTCGGGCCCGTCGAGATCGCCGGTCTGCCGCGCCGAATCGCGCAGCGCGTAGACCGCGGTGCGGATCCCGGCGAGCGGGCCGCCGGCGACCAGGTTGATCATGTTGAGCGCGCGGCTCATGACCATCCATTTGCGCTCGAAGAGTTCCTTCGGGATCGGGGTCGAGTGGACATAGACCGTCGAGCCGTCGTCGCGGTCGACCGGGATCACCAGGTTGAGCTTTTTGCTGATACGCGCAATCGGCGCCGACGGCGCGGGGGGCGTCGTCGGCGCAGGGGTCTCTGCCATGTTTCCCTCTTGACGCTAGGCGCCGATGCGGCGCCGCTGGTTTATCCGGCCCAGAGCACGGAATTGACGGAGTAGAAGCCGCGCACCTCGACGACCCAGCCGGGGTCGCTGCCGGTAAAGTTCAATTCGCGCACCGAGGTGATCGCGCAATTCTGAAACACATAGGGGCTGAGCCCGCCGCCCGGCGACAGATCGGGGCGGATCGTGATCGTGCCGATCCGCGCGTCGAGCTCCATCTGGGTTTTCCACGCGTCGGCGAGCGCCTGGCTTTTGATCAGCTGGATCGTCACCCGCCCGTGCATATAGACTTCCGGCGAGATCACCAGCCCGGTCATCGTGTCGAGCATCTGCGAGGCGGTGCCCTCGACCGCCATGTGGATGCCTTCGGTCCCGAGAAACGGCGCCGTCACATTGAGCGAGGTGTTGTTCGGGATGCTGACCGAGGCTTGGACCCGGTTGAGGCTGCCTTGCGCCACAAGCGGATTGCTGGTCGCCATGCTGATATCTCCCGCGTGCGGCTAGAGGGTTACTGGATCGGCAGGTTCGACAGCACCAGGTTGATCTGGATGCTGATAAACCCGCGATTGACGATGTAGCGGATGCCGATCCCGTTGTAGGTCCCGGTCGAATAATCCGACGGCGAGGCCTGCAGATACGGCACAAACGGGACCGCGTTGACGACGATCTGCCCGTCAAAGGTGCCGGCCTCGATCGCATCGGCGAGCGCGGTGCCGGTCAGCTGCGACTGCACCACCTTGCCGTTGGCGAGGCCAAAGCTGACAGCGGTCTGCGACACCCGCACGCAGGTATCCTGCAGCGAGTTGATACCGTTTTGATCGTAGTACAGCGGGTTGAGCGGATCGTTCGAGCCGTTGATCACCGTGTTGGCGAGCGCCAGCGGGTAATTGACCTGCGCCCAATCGGCCGAGTACCACTCCATAAAATCTTCGCTGTCCTTGGTCATCCCCCAGCGCAGGATCAGGTTTGACGCGAGCCCGCCCTCGGCGCCGGTGGTGATGTAGTTTGTCGCCGCCGCCTTCAACTGCGAGAGGATCGTCGAGGTTCCCTGGGAGACCCACGGCGTCACCCCAAACTGGTAGCTGAAGGCAAACGGGGTCATCAGATTGGCGGCGCTCGGGTTGTAGCGCAGCGCATCGTAGAACGAGGCGGCCAGGGTGAACTCGGTCGGCGGCGGCGCGCTCTGGGTGATAAAGTTGGCGTCGAGACTGCCGAGCGCGGTTTCCGGGCCCGGGTTGGTCGAGATCAGGAAGACGAGGGCCGACCCCGCGGTGCCGCCGACCGCCTGCCACCAGCCATTGTACCCGAGCGGGGTAAACCCGCTCAATTGGAACCACTGCCCGACCGCGACCCCGTGCGCGCTGGTCGTGGTGGCGACGACAAACCCGGCGGTCGGGACGGTCGCGCCGACGATGAGACCCGAGGTCGGCTCGTCCCACGGCGTCCCGATCGCGACCGGGCTCGCATTCTGCAATTCCTCGCTGCCGGCGGTGGTGCCGACATAGACATTGTACCCGGTGGCGCCGGTCATCGCCGGTGGCGAGGTCACCGTCAGGATGTTGTCGAGGCTGATCGCCTCGGTCGATTCGGGTGACGGCAGCGTCTCGCCAAACGCGGTCATGTAGGTGACGCGGACAAAATAGGTGCGCGCCGGGAGGACGCCGCCGGCCGACTCGCCGAGGGTCGGCGCGACCGGTTCGCTCAACAGCTCGGTCACCACATTGGGCTGGGTGATCGCCATCGCCGGGGCCTCGACAAGGCACACAAACGCCTTTGACGTCGGCGGGTAGAGCGCATAGGTCGAGAGCGTCGTCGTCGTAAAGAAATAAGTTTTCGACGACGGTGCGGAGAAGGTCGCGACCATCGCGATAAAGGTCGGATCGCCATCCCAGTAGCGCGGCACCAGGTACGAGTAGAAAAACTGCGGCGCGTTGTTGACCGCGATAAACGCCTGCAGCATCGCGCAGCCATCGGCGGTGTTGCCGGGGCCGAGCTCGAGCACGTAGACCGGGACATTGCTGCCCTGGGCCCAAAAGGTCGTGTTCATCTGGCTGAGCTGGTTGGCGCTCAGCGGCACATAGACCCCGAGCGTCGTCTCGGCCCCGGGGTTGGAGACGAGGGTGTAGGTGAACTGGGTCGACGAGGTAACGGTCACGTAGAAGGTGCCGTTGTACCCGGCCGGGACCGCGCCGGCGATCACCACCCAGAGCTTTTTGCCGACCGGGTAGCGATGCCCGCCGGAGACCGTCACGGTGACCACTTCGCCCGACCAGGCGAGCGCGGTCATCGGCTGAGCCGCCTCGATATAGGTCGCCAAGGTCGCGGCGCTGGTCAACAGCTGGTAGGTCCCCGGGCTCAGCGTCGTGCCGCCCTGGCTGATAAAGGCGCCGGTCTTTTGCAGCGTCGACGGCGTCGGCGCGATTTCCTGGCTGACCGCGACGGTGACGATCGTGTCGGACATGGTCGCTGTTTACCTCACGGGATCAGGCCGCAGCCTTGGGACGGTGCGAACTCCGCCCCGCGCGCGCCGCCTTTTGCGGCTCGGGCGGGGTGACCAGACCGCCATAGGTCCAGCCGTGCGAAGCGAGATAGTCGGCGCGAAAGGCGAGCCGTTTGGCCTGCGGGGTCTCGGGGAACGGGGCCCAGGCCTCATGCGCGGCGAGCCACACCATCTCGACCCGGTTGCCGCGCGGCGACCGCACCCAGTGGTGGGTGCCGTCGACCGCGGCCGCCGCCGGCAGCACCGGGGCGGCGCGGCTCCGCCCGAGGGGTTGCGCTTCGTGCGGGGAGAAGCCGAGATACCCGGCGGCGGTGAGCGCGTGCGCGGTCGGCCGCGCCCAGGCCTGTTCGCGGGTGGCGCGGTTTGGCATCGCTAGACCGGCAGCTCCAGCCAGTGGATCGACCCGAGAAAGCCCGAGGCCGGGCCGGCGGCGCTGGTCCCGATCGCGATATAGCCGCCCGGCGGGATGATGAGTTCGCCATTGTACTCGCGCACAAACGGGCCGGTGGTCGCGGTCGTCGCCGAGCCGAGCCAATCGGCCCAGTACGGGGTGCCGACGAGGGTGCAGGCCGAATCGACCAGCCCGACCGGCGCGGCGCCGCCGATCTTGGCGTTGGCGAGGGTCGTAATCGGGGTGGTGTGGACGGTGATCCCGGCCGCCGAGGATCCGGCGATCACGCCGACGCCGAGGAGCGCCGCCGGCTCGACGACGAGGTGCGCGTGAACCCGCAGCACCGCGAGGTTTTTGGTGTTGGCGATCGGGTTGGAGAGGCAGATGCCGACATAGGTCGTCGCCAGCGCCGCCGAGGTCGTCACCCCCGACGGGTTGGCGGCGGTGAACTGGGTCGCGTTGTAGCTCGCCTCGTACAGCGGGGCCACACCCTGGGCGACCAGCGCAAACCCCGACGGGTCGACGGCGAGTTGCTTCTGGGTCTTGGGCGAGCCAAACAGATTGGCGGCGATCGTCGCGGAAATCGGGTTCTGGGCCATGGGATGCTAGTGCTCCTCCGGGTTAAACTCAGGGCCCGGCCAGGGCCGCGAGAATAAGGGTCAGGGTCCCGCCAGCGCGAGGACCGGGAAATTGACCTGGTGGCGGCCGATCACCGGCGGGGTCGAGGTCGTCGCCCAATCGATCACCAGCGAGCGCTGGATTTGGGCGAGACCGGGCACCTCGTCCATCGCGGTGTCGCCGGGTTCGAGCGTGATCGTCAGTTTGCCGGCGCTGTCAACGGTGCCGCGCCCGGTGTTGAGGATGTTGACCTGCGAGACGCTGTTGACGATGGCGCCCGATTGCGTGTCGCAGATCGTCAGGGTGACCGAGGCGAGCGCCGTCGGCGGGATCGCGGCGCCGGTGGTGTCGACAAAATAGGCCGTGTAGACTGGGGTCGAGCCCGCCGCGACCGGTCCATCCGGGGTGTTGACGATCACGGCCACGGCGTCACCCCAAACGGTCGTTGCGCAGCGCGGTCCCGACCAGGAGGTCGTTGACGATCTCGCTCGGGCTCAGCAGCTGATCCCGGCCCAGGGTCGTGACATTGAGCCGGTCGTCGACGAGGATCACCCGCGCGGTCATCGTCACGATGACGCTAAACCCGGCCGCAGCCGCCGCGGCCTCGACCGCGGCCAGCGGCACCGCGACCACCGACCCCTGAGCCGCCAGGTTTTCGACAGCCCCGAGACCGCCAACCCCGGCGAGCCCGAAAAACACCTCGATCAGCACCGCGGCGGCGCGGCTCGTCGCCGCCAGAGCGCCGAGATCGAGCGACACCGCCGGGCCGAGCGGTTCGGCCCGCGCCGTCCCCGCCACCGACCCGATATCAAAGACTGCGGCCGGGGTCAGCCCGCTGGCCGTGGCGGCGGCGGCCGCGGCGGCGAGCGCCACCAGCGTTGCCAGGCTCGGGACCAGGACCGCCGCGTGACCGGTGGCGGCGGCGGCGGCGACAAAAGCAGCGAGCGCCGGCGCCAGCGCCCCTGGCTGGGCGAGCGCGGCGGCGGCGACGAGATTGACAAACCCGCCGAGGTTGGCGGTGACCGTCCCGGCCGCGCCGGTCGCGGCCGCCTCGGCGAGAGCGGTTGCGATCGCGGGGGTGAGCGTCTCTTCGCCGGCGCTCGCGCTCGCCGCGACCAGGTTGACGATGATCGCCAGCGAGGCCTGCAGCGCGACCGCGGCGGCGGTCGCCGACGCCGGCCCCAGCGTCTTGGTCAGCGCCGGCGAAAACCCCGCCTCGGCGCCGCTCGCGAGCGCCGCGACGAGCGGGGTCGCCAGTTGCGGCAGGAGGCCTTCGCTCGCCGCCGCCGCCGCGATCGCGGCAAGGCTCGTGCGGTTGGAGGGTACCGCGCTCGCGGCAACCCCGGACCCGGCCGCGCCGGTAAAAAACGCCTCTAGGCTCAGCGCCAGCGCCGCGACCGCCCCGGCCGCGCTCCCGCCCGCGAGGGTCTTGGCGAGACTGGCGACGAGCGCCGCCGGGGCGCCGGTCGCACTCGCGCCGACCAGAGCCGCGGTCAGGCTCGGCGACAGGCCGGCAACCGCTCCCGTGCCGGCCGCCGCCACAAGATTGACATTGGTGCCGGAACTAGCAGCCTTGAGCGCGGCGACAAGAGAAGTAAAAGCTTGCGTACCGGACGTGTTGGTGAACGTCGCGGCCTTGCTGCCGTGCGAGGTCTGAACCAGCCATTCCAGCCGGATATCGGCGCAGCTTCCGGGCGAGGTGTTGTCCGCGTCTCCCGAGGTAAACCCGGTCCCGACGTTCGGCGGCCCCGGCGACCCGCTGGTGTTAGCCGAAAGGCCAAGGATGAGATCGCCGTCTAGCGTCGTCGTGATCGCGCCCGATGTGATCGCGTTTGCTGTTGTTCCAATGAGCTGTTGGTTTTGGCCGCCGTGTCCATCGTTGCTCTGGTCCGCGGTATCGACGCCGGTGAACTCGGCGACAACAATCGTGCGCGCCCCGGGACTGCCTCCCGAAAATGTTACGGTTACAGTCTTCGGGCCGTTGGTGATGTTCTTGCGGTAAAATTGCGCCGCTCGTTGATTATTTGTGCCATCCAGCGTGTTGTCGAGGACGGTATAGCTGTTGCCCTTATCGTCGGTGACCGACGTAATTGCAGAGACTACGCTCGCGTCCCACGAACAACCCCCATACACGGCATTGCCGGAGCCGACGACATTGGTAAGCGTCGCCGCGACGGTGGTCCCACTGAGGGGGCTGCTGGTCCGGCTGGCGACAGCGTTGGCGACTTGCGATGGCGGCATCTACGGGACTTTTTACATGCCCGCTAGTTTATTTGCAGCAAGCTCGTCCCCACCCCGTTGGTCGGCTGCACCAGGGTCAGGGTCCCGGCGGTGACGGTCTGGGTCCCGCCAAACGAACCGACATACACCGCACGATTGGTCGACCCGGTGTTGTAGATGATGCACCCCGAGGTCGAAAACGTCGCCGAGGTCCAGTTCGGGTTGACCGACCACTGCCAGAACGCGCCGGTGCCCGAGGTCGCCGGGGTGATATTCTGCGCCGCGGTCCAGGCAAACCCGCCCGCCGTGTACCCGGTGCCGCTGACCTCGTCCGAGTTGCCGGTCAGGTTCGAATAATTGGTCGTCGCCGCGCCGTAGGTGCCGGCCGGCGACGCGATCCCCAGCGCCACCTTGAAGACATGGCCGGCGATGGTCAGCGTCACCCCCGACGCGGTCGCGGTGGCGTTGCCGGCGCCGCCGATAAACAGGCTCGACGCGCTGTCGATATCGGCGACAAACGACCCGGCGGGGATCCCGGCGCCGGAGATCGACGAGCCGAGACCGATCCCGGCCATCGAGCTCAGCGAGGTGATATGGGCGCTGGTGTTGGTGGTGTTGCCGGTCGGGGTGACCGAGCCGTTGAAATTGTGGAGACCCTGCGGCAGCTCCGCCTTGAGGCTCGTCGGGAATGCGGTGGTGAATCCGGCGATAGCACACCTCCAATCTCGGCAGGGCGGCGCGCGAGCCGCCCGCGAGCTCTCCTAATGGGTGGATAGGAACCGGCGCGCGCGAGGGTCATCCGACCGCGCGTGAGCGTGCCACTTCCGGGTAATCGTGACCGAGGTCGCGAGATTGGTGCCGATGATGGCGCACAGCATCGCGCGGTTCTCTGCGTAGAGATCGCCGAGGTTCTGGGGCCCAAAGACCAGGTGCTCGCGCGCCGCGGCGATGATCCGCGCCGAGGTCTCGAGCACCCGCCGGTCGATCCCCAGATCGTCGTCGTAACGCGCGCACCCGCGCTCGCCGAGCCGGTGCTGCTCCTCCTGCTGCTGCGCGCCAAAGGCGGCGATCAGGATAGCGCGGATCGCCGCCTGGCACCGCGCGGTCTTGCGCGCCCGCTCGTCGCTCGCGCTCTCCTTGACGGTCAGGATCTGGCGGGTCGTGACATCGGCCCACTGGTCGGGCGGGTAATCGCCCGGGACATTTGAGGTGAGGACCGCGGCAAACGGACGGGCGACATCCCCGGCCTCGATCGCTGGCAGCATGGCACCCTCGTCTGTCGTCGCGGTCTCGGGTCAGCCCGGCAGCCACGGATAGCGCGGCGGCGCCGGCGGGATCGGGTTTGGGTTAAAGGCGAAATCGGCGACCGCGGTCTTGATCAACTGGCGCCCGATATCGCGCGAGCGCTGCTGGTTGTAGGTGATATCGAGGTCGATCACCTTGCGCTGCGCCAGCGCGACCAACTCGGCCTGGGTCCGGTGCTCGTCGTGGATCACCGGGCCGTTGACGAGCCCGTAGGTGTCGGTCAGCACCGAATAGCCGATGATGTACTGGAGAAAATCCTGGGCGTCGTCGTTGCGCAGCCCATAGAGCACGATCCGCACATGCTCGCGCATCAATTGCCACTGGTTTCCCTGGCGGTCGAGAAACGGGGTCGGCTGCAGCGCGATGCTCGATTGCGGCGGGATATAAACGGCGCCATAGGGCGGGACCAGGTTGTTCGGCACCAGGTACGACGGGAACAGCGGGATGTTGGTGGTGACGAGCGCGGCGAGCGGAAAAGGCACGCTCTCGACCATCGCCAGCCAGAACGGCAGGCTGTTCGAGACGATCTGGCGCTGGTCGAACCCGGCCATCGTGTCGATCAGCTGCGCCTCGAACACCGGGTAGACGGCGTCGCCGACATAGTGGAACTCGCGCGCCTGCTCGTAGAAGTGGTTGCGGCTCGAAAAGGTAAACCGGAAATCGCCGAGCGCGGTTTGCCAGACCGCGACGTAGAGGACGCTGGAGGAGATTTCGGCGAGGGCCTCGACCGGGCTTTGCGCGGTAAAGACGACCTGGCGGACGACGATCGATTCGTCCTCGGCCTGCTGCCCGACCGAGGCGTAGTGGAGCGACCCGGAGACGACGATCGGCGCCGCCGAGCGGAGCCCGTTTTGCGACAGCTGCTGCGCCGAGAGGAGCGCCGCGTTCATCCAGAAGACATACCCGTCGATCGGCAGGACGCGCCGGACATACGGGATAAAGCTGACCGTCTGATCGCCCGAGAGGACCGCGGTGCCTTGCGCCAGCGCGGCGTGGAGTTCGCTCGCGGTCTCCCCCGAGGCGCTGGTGATCTCGGCATAGGTCGGCATCGGCTGGCCTCAATCGACCCAGATTTTGAGGCTCGACTGCAAGAGGCCGGTATCGATAAAGCTCGGCCGCGCCGGGTTGCCGCGCACACTCGGGCGGGCGAGGCGGTGGTTGACCCCGTGCTGCGCCGCGCGCGTCGGGATGCCCGGGCCGCGCCCGTTGAACTCCTGGTCGTCGAGGGCCTTTTTGAAGATGCCTTCGAGCACCGAGACCTCGCCGGCAAAATCGCCGGTGTCAAACTCCGCGCTCGCCGCCGCGGCCGGACCGCCCAGGAGCAGGCGCTCGAGCTTTGCCTCGTAGACCTCGGCGAGCTTCTCCTCGATATCGGCGCCGTGGAGGAGTGTGAACATGCTAAAGATGCCGTACCGCCCCTCGATGATCTCGGCGATGTCGCCGGTGGTTTTGCCCGCCGTCGAGCCGCGGGTCGGCGGGCGCCAGCGGACCCCGCCGCGCGGCCGCCGCTTGGCCACCGCGCGCGGCGCCGGCTGCCGCTCGGGATAGGGAATATCCAAAACCCCCAAATGCAGCACCGGCATCAGCGCACCCGCGGCCTAGAGGTGGAGCCCGCCAAAGAGGATCGCGGCGACAAAAAACGCAAAGGCGGCCCAGCCGGTGTGGATGCGCCCCGAAACCCCGCACGCGGCGAGGACGGCGCAGACAAAGCTGAAAATCAGCAAAATCAAGTGGAGGCTGACCGACATTAGCTCAATCCCCAGATCGTGCCGACCCGCATCGCGATCGCCTGGTAGTGCCGGCCCCACGGCGTCTTGATATAGTCGAGATCGGCGATGGTCAGACCCTTGAGCCAGTCCGGGTTGTCGAGCCCGACACTGGTGCCCTGATCCGCCCCGGTGGCGACGAGCCCCGGCGCAAAAGTGTTGAGCTGGTAGCGCAGGCGCATCGTCTGAAACACGACCCCGGACACCGCGGCGCCGGCGAGGAGCGTCGCCGCCCCCGGGTTGGCCGCGACCGCGTAGGTCAGCGCGTTGGTCGGGACATCGACCGAGTTGACGACAAACGGTTTGGCAAACCCGGCGTCATAGGCCAAGGGGCTCAGCCCTTGCACCATGATCTGCTGGCCGGGCTGGAACTGGTTGGTGATGGTCGTCGTCAGCGTGACGAGACCGCCCGCCCAACTCGCGGTCGCGATCGGGTAGGTGACATCCTGACCGAGGGTGACCAGGATATGCATCGCCAGATTGTAGACCGCATCGGTGTAGACCGACCACGCGCCCGGCTGCCCCGGCGCGCATTGCAACTGGGTGTTGACGGTGTTGAGCGCCTGATCGTAGGCCCAGGTCTGATACGGCGGGGTCGCCGGGACCGAGCCGGTCGGCAGGATGGTCGCGACAAACGCGACAAACCCGTCGAGCGTCGGCTGGATCCCGGTCTGCATCGATTAGGACTTGCGGCGCGGGGCGCGGGCGCGTTTGGCCGCGGCCGGCGGCGGCGCGTTGCGGTCGACCCTGACCCCTTCGCCAAAGCGCGGGGTGTCGGCCATCTCGCGGGCGAGACCCTCGGTGGTCTTGTCGACGCGCAGCACCTGCGGGTCGTTGAGCTGCTCGACCTCGATCTGCAGCGTGCGCAGCACGTCGGTGCGCCCGCTCTCGCGGATATTGGCTTCGAGCGTCTCGTTGATCGCGACCGCGGCGGCCTTGCGGTTTTCCTTGCCGCGACTGATCAGCGCCATCCGGTTGTGACCGATCTGCTCGGCGAGCCGGGAAAAGCTGACCGGGCGGTCGACCGAGTAGCACAACCCGCAAAACCCGTCGCGCTTGCCGACCTCGCTGACCGGGATCAGCCCATAGGGCTCGTGCTGCTTGACGATCGCGTCGACATCCTCGGTCGACAGATTGCCGCCGCGCGCGGCGACGCGGATTTGCCCGCCCGGCGGGATGGTCTGGATGATCGGCGCGCCGCCGGTGCCGCCGAGGCGAAAGGCGAACTCGTGAAATTGCTGGGTCGCGTTGGCGATGTGCAGTGTCGTCATGGTCACCCCTCCAAGGAACCCTCAAGGAGCTGGGCGCGGCGCGTAGAGTGCGGGGAGGGTCGTCCCGAACCACGACCACGGGCGGCGTCAAACGCCCGGCCGCGCCCAACCTTGTTACCGCTTGACGCCGCGGTCTGTTCCTACCGTGCCGTTTCTGATCCTCCCGGAACTTAACTCCCCGGGAGGCTTTGGGACGGTCTCGATTTACGAGTTTTGCGCCGAAATAATCGTGGTCGCCTCGGGGCGCACCGGCCAGCCGCTGGTGATCCGCCACTCCGACAGGACGTTGGTGCCGCCGTAGGCCACCGGGACCGGGATTTCGCGCGGCGCGGCCATGTCGCAGTACATCTTGTTGCAGTCGTCCATCGCCGGCGACAGGGTGGCGAAGACGTTGGTGTTGACCCGCGCCTGCTGCGGCCGCATCACCTCCGGCATCGTCACGATGATCGCGTCGGTGCCGCCGGCGCCCTTGCCGATCAGCGTGTCGTCGTAGCACCAGAACAGCTGGTCGCCGTTATCCGCGAGGGTCTCCTTGACCATCCCGGCGATCGAGGCGGTGCCGGCGCCGTCGCGCTGGAACTGGACCAGCTGGACGATCCCGGGGTAGGCCATCTGCCCCAGATCGCGCTGCGGCCCGAGGATGACAAAGCGCCGCCCGATCCCGAGCTGGTTGGTGCGCGCCTTGATGTTGAGGATTTGCTGGAGCAGGAAGATCGCCAGCTGGCCATTGTCGTAGGTGACGATGGTGGTGTTGCCGAAGGTGTCGGCCGGCAGGTTGATCGAGGTCGAGCCGGCGCCGTTCAAGAGCCCCTCGCCATTGACCGGGTTGTACCCGTAGAGCAGCGCGTTGCGGGCAAACTGGAAATGCCCCTGCCACATCGCCAGCCGATAGGCGTCGACGATGCCGATCCCCCAATTGGCCGCGGCGCGCGTGTCGTGGTGGTCGTATTGCGCGTTGACCCGCTGCAGATAGGTCGGGGTCGAAATCTGCGACGTCATGATCGAGCACGACGGCAGTTCGTTAAACGCCGCCTGCCCGGCCGCGACCTGGGTGCGGACATCGACGCGCTTGATGTAGACGAGGAGGTCGCCCTCGCCGAGCTTGGTGTCGATCTCCTGGTTGGGGAGCGTGTCAAAAGCGCCCGAGGCCTGCACATAGGGCAGGATCATCCGGGGCTCGGTAAAGGACGGATTGACCGTCACATAGGCTGAACCTTCGAGGGCCATTACTCTTCTCCGTTAGCTGCGGGACGGCCCGCGGGTTAGATCAGGATGAGGGCGGCGGTGCCGCTGCGGTTCCAGGTGGCAAACCCGGTCGACGCGTCGTACTGCACCGTCATCGAGTTGCCGAAGTTGAACCCGAGCACCTTGCACGGCGCGATCCCGGTGCCGAAATTGATGACCGGGCTGCCGCCGATGGTGCCAAAGACACCCGCCGCGGCCGGGGCGGCAAAGACCGCCTGGGTCGCGGTCGCCGAGACGACGACAAACGACTTGTTAATCGCCGCGGCGCCGCCGGTCCCCGAGTTGGTCGCCCCGGAGATCGTCAGAATGTCGCCGGCGACCGGCTGGAACGCGCCGGTCCAGTTCGCCACCGGGACGGTCAATTGACCGCCGTTGGTATTGGCCCAGGTGACCGTCGCGCTCGCCGCGATGGTCGCGGTCGAGGCGTCGTAGGGGGCCAAGAGCTGGTTGTTGTAGTCCCAGCTGACATTCTGGTTGATCGCGCCGTTTTCGATCGAGGCGAGCGCCGGGTCGCAGGCGACCCAGAGCCGGGCCCCCGACCCGGTGCGGACAAAGTTGACCTGGCCGCCGGAGCCGCTGAGCGGAACCGGCGACTGCGGCGTGTTCACCATCGCGTAATTCTGGTCGAAGATCGACCAGCCGGTGATGTTGGCGACCGCGGTGGCGCGGGCGATGACGCCGCCGAGCGCCGGCGCCGGCACCGTCGGGACCCCGGTCTGATAGGTCGGGATCAATTCGGTGATCGCGATCCCGCCGTACATCGCCAGCGTCTCGGTCGCCGCGAGGATGCCGCCGGCGATGCGGAAGTTCTCGGTCGGGTTCTGGGCGAGGGTGCCCTGGATCCCGCCGGTCGTGGTGACGCCAAACGAGCCGGCCGCGTTGGTCGTCACAAACGGGTTCATCGAAATCTGTGCGCTCATCGCGAACTACTCCTTGCGGGCGCCGCCGAGGCGGGTGGCGACTTGGAACGGGTTCATCATCGGGGACATCCAGGCCTTGGGCGACCCGAACCACTCGACCATCCGCTGCCCGGTGTCGGGGTCGATGCGGACATGCTTGCGCAGCTGCGCGCTGCCCGGATCGCCGGGGTGGCGGCCGACCGTGGCGGCGTCGGCGTAGATCGCCTGTTCCGCGTTGTCGAAGGCCGGCCCCTTGGTCTGCGCCAGCTCGGTCAGGTCCGCATCCTTCCAGGCCTTCGAGTGCTGCAGCATCGGGCGGGCGAGGCGGACGCGGTAAGCGGCCAGCGATTCGCCGACCAGCGGCGCCGGGGCGCGGTTGTCGAACAGCGTGTAGACATCGTCGGCGCGCTGTTGCGCGGCGGCGAAGCGCTCTTGCTCCTCACCCGGACGGTTGAGGGTCAGCCGCAACTCTTCGAGCAGATTGCCGTGGGCGTCGAGGTCGCGGCGGAACCGGCTCAAATCCGGGCCCTTCGAGTCGTGTCGGGCATCGTCGCGCTTGGCATCGTCACGCTTCTGATCATCGCGACGGTCGTCGTCGCGGCGGGCGTCGTCGCGGCGGGCGTCATGGCGCCGGTCGTCGCGCTTATCGTCGTCGCGGCGATCATCATCCCGCTTGGCATCGTCCCTTTTGGCGTCGTCGCGCTTGGCGTCGCGCCGGGCATCGTCCCGCTTCGCGTCCTTGCGGTCCTCCTCGGCCTTTTTCTCGGCCTTGTCCTCATCCTCCGCAGCGTCGCGGCGGCAGGCGGCGTCGATCCGCTCGGAGTGTTCGTCCTCGCTCTCATCGGCGCGCTTGCGGGCATGTTTGGCGTCGTGCTTGGCGGCGCGCGCATCGACCCGCTTCGAGTGGCCGGAGCGGCTCTCGCCGTCGCGCCGCGCCATGCGATGACCGCCCTTGGCGTCGTCGCGCTTGGCGTCGTTTTTCTCGGCCTCTTCCTCTTCCTCGGCGGCGAGGGTGCGCAGCTCGGCGGCCTGCTCGCGATCCTGGTCGGGATCGTCGGCGTCCTTTTTCGCATCGTCGCGCAGGGAGTCCATCCGGGAATCCATCGCGTCCATCCGCTTGTGCAGCGCGTCGAACTTGCTGTCGAGATACTTCAACATCGGGTCCGGTCCTGCGCCCGGGCCACCGTTGTCGCGGCGATCCTCGCCTTCGCCCTTCTGTTCCTCGTCGGCCATAGCATCGTCCTTTTGAAAGGCGGTGGCCCCGCCGGTGGTGGAATCGGCGGCAGCAAAACTGCCGTCGACGTCGATCCCCGTCGGTCCGGACTTTTTGTCCCAGACGCCTTCGGGGCAGATCGCAACGTGATCGAGCAGCGACGGGTCGGCTTCGACGAGCATCTGATACCCGTCTTCCATCTCGATCTTTTCGTTGACCTTGGGGTTGAGGAAGACGACGCCCGGCGAGGTCGACAGCTTGTTGTCGACGATGTAGCGGGCCGCCGCTTCGTTGAGGATCCGGGTCACCGCCCAGACTTCGTCACCCTCGATCCAGGCGCGCACCACGGTCCCGACGATCCGGTCGGCGAGCTCCTGGCCGTCGAGCATCTCCTTGTCGGGGTGCATGATGACGACCGGGAGCCCGAGACAGCGCTCGGTGAATTTCGGGGTCAGGTAGAGGTTGGCGTCGCGCCAGACGTATTCCTTGAGCCGCGGCCGGTAGGCAAACCCGGTGCCGCTGATCCGGATGCGGAAATACCAGGAATTGGCAAAGACCGAGGGCGAGGCCAGTTCGCCCGCCTCGACCGCGCGCGCGACATCGGTCTCGGTCATCTCAAAGCGCTGGAGGATGACCCCCATCCCCGGGTGGAGCGGTGCGGAAAACGCCATCTACCGCACCATGATCTCGCCGGGAGCCGGCTCCGCCGGCGGCGGCGCGGCTGGTTCGGCGGCGACCGGCGGCGCGCTGTTCGCGGCGGCGGCGGTCTGGTTTTCCAGCAACTCCGCAAGCGGGACCCAGGCGAATTGCGTGTGTTCCGGGTTGAGCTCGGGGATAAACGGCGCGGTCAGCTTGACCAGGTACGCCGTAAATTCGAGCCCGTCCTTGACCGTGCGGGTCCATTCGACCGGGCCGCGCTTTAAGACCGCGAGAAACCCGTCGCCGACTTCCTCCGCGGCTTCGCGCTTGGCCGCCTCGAGCGGCGTCTCGCCGTCCTCGACCGCCCCGCCGGGGATGCACCACTCGCCGGGGTGGTCGCCGAGCCCCGAGCGTTCGAGCAGCAGCACCTCGTCGTCAGGAGTCACAAAGACGATGCCGGCCGCAGCATTCATCGGTATGATCCTCGCCGCTGCGGCTCAACTGTCGAGACCGACCGGATGCTGGCTGACTGGCTGCGCACGGCAAAATACTGGCGCGCGCTTTTATACTGGTGGGTCCGCCAGCCACTCCCGACCCCGGAGTCGCGGCGCTGGTGGCAGGGCGAGTACAAGCGCTGGTCGCGCGGGAAGCCCGAGCGGCCGCCGCCTAAATCTCCTCGCCGTTGACCCCTATCCGGGCGATCCGATCGGCGCCATCGACCTCGCCGAGGGTGGCAAAGCGCAGCCCGCGATCGCCCGGATAGGGGTCGTGGTGGTCCTTGGCGCTCGCCAGGATATCGACCGGGATCCCCGACGGGAATGCCTGGCAGTGGAACCCGATCTTGGCCCCGACCCCGCGGTAGCGGGCGCAGCCGACGCAGATCGGCGCGAGGCCGGCACTCACTCAGCCGACCAGAGCCAGAAAGACCGGCTTGACGTACCAGCCGAGCTCGACGGTCTCGAGCGCCACCGCATCGGGGAGTAGCGCGGTATAGACCGTGCAGTCCTCATCGGACGATTCGGTGTCGATCTCGGCCTGCACCACCTGGAAAATCGCATACTTCCGATCGCGACCGCGAAAGACGACAACCGGATTGTGGCCGATCAGAAAATCCGGCGCCTCGAGCCGGGCGCGGACCCGCGCCCGGTGGCGGTAAACCCCGACCGGCACCTTGAGGCTATCCAAGGACGGCATCGCTCACACCCCCGTGATAAAGCCCAGCCGCCGGCGCTGCTCGCGGGTCGCAAACCCCAATTCGGCGAGCGCAAAGAGTTCGGCAAAATACTCGTCGGGGTCGCTGAGCGCATAGGGGGTTGGGGCGCGCTCGGGTTCGGCGGTCGCGCTCGCCCAGGCTTCGGCGGCGCGGTCTTGCCACCCGGCTTCGAGCGCCTCGCAGAGGACATGCCCAAACTCGTGCGTGAGGACGTGCTGCGGCTCCTCGATCATCGGCCCGTGGTAGCGCGGCAGCTGGAGGGCGCGGCGCTGCAAGGTTTCCGGCTCGGCGCCAAACCAGAGGAGGTTGAGGCTGATCACGCCGGGCCGATCCTCATTCGCGAGCGAGCGGTCGGATTGAGCCGGTTCGTAGACCCGCACCCGGCGCAGCGGCGCCTTCGGGTAGAGCCAGGCCAGGCGCTCGACGAGCGGCGGGATCGCCCGGCGGTAGACCGGGTGGGCCTTCCCGAGATCGTACTCGACCCCCATTACCAGACGGTGCCGGTGAATTTGTGCCCGCTCGTCGCGGCGTTGACCTTAACCGTGACCCCGGCGGCGAGCGCCGGCAGGGTAAAGCTCGCGCCGTTGCCGAGAACCGAGGTCGTGCCGTTGCCGGTGGCGTCGGTCGAGCCCGGGGTCCCGACCATATCGACATAGAGGTTTTCGGCGGCGCCGATCCCCTGCGAGGCGGCGTTGGGCGGGTTGGCGATATACCCGCCGCTGATCGGCCCGGTGATCGCGACGACCGCGGTCCCGCCGGTCGCGACGACGCTCAGCGCGAGCGCCCGCGGCAGCAGGTTGTAGGTCTGCCAATAGGGTTGCGTCGATTGGCTCATCTAGGGGATCCACTCGCCGGTGTAGCGGTCGCCGATGATCTTTTCGACGGTGCCCTTCAAGACCTCGTCGGGCGAGTTCCCGGTGACCCGGTAGCTCCTCGCCTTGTTGTCGCGCGAGATCACGATATCGCGGTCGTGCGGACCGGGGTTGGTGTCGGAAGACGGGCGGGTGACCGAGACCGACGGGCGGGGGAGGTCTGCCATCGCCTTTATTCCTGACCGATGGCGCGCAAAAACTGGCGGGCCAGGTTGAGTGAATCCTCGCCGGCGATCGTCAGGCCCTGGGCGCCGAGGATCGCGCGCGCCAGCCGGACCGCGCGGTCCCGCTCGGCCGAGGCCGGCGGTCCGCTAAACCGGGTGCCCGAGGCTTCGAGCTGGTGGTTCGGGGTCGACGGGCGGAGCGGTTCGGACATCGCTTCGGGTCCCTCTCTCACGCCGCCAGGAGCGCGTTGATCCGGGCGAGCTCGGTCTTGCCCTTGGCGGTCAGCATCCCCGGCGGCAGCTGACGCAAGCTCGACAAAAAAACGCTGCTGCAGCGGCACATGGGCAGCTCGCCCGGCCGCTCGACCTCATCGGTAAACCCGGCCTTGAGCGGTTTGACCAGCCCCGCCTGATGCGCCCACGAACCGCGGATCAGAAACACCGTCCCGTCGCGGCGGAGGTGCTCCGCTCTCGGGTAGCGAACATGGTGGTGCTGCCACACCGCGGCGATCGCGCCCGAGCCGGTGGCGAGGATGTCGTGCAGATTGGCGGTGAGCTTGTGCCCCTGGTCGATATCGACGACCCGCTTGCGGTAGGGGGTGCGGGCGAGTTCCTGGCGGATGCGGGTCTTGACCGGGGCGCGGCGGATATCGGCCGCCCCGCCCGGCGGGATGCTGGTCGCCCACCCGGCAAACCGGCGCAGCGTCTCACTGACCGCTTCCTCGCGGTGGAGTTTGATCAGCCCGACCGAAGCCATGATCCGGCGGTCGAGTTCAGCGCGCAGCTGCGGGCGCAGCTGGTTGATCGTAAACCGGGCGACCCCGGGGTGGTGCTTTAAGAGGCCGGCGCGCTCGACGAGCCGCTGGTAAATCGACCCGAGCCGGGTCGATATCTGGCGTTCGACTTCGGGGAGCGGCAGGAGATCGGCCTCGGCCGCCTGGCGCAACAGGCGCATCCACTGGACGAGCGCGGCCTCGTCGCCGTACCCGTGCTCGCCAAAATAGGCGACCGCCTGGGTCAGGATCTCGTAAAACCCCGGCACCCCGCTCGGCATCCTCTAGCGCCCGCGCGAGAGCCGCACCAGCCGCTCGATCGCATCGCCGCCGAGGGTGAGCGTGCGGCCGCCGGCGCTCGGGTTTGAGGACAGCCAGCCCGAGATATCGACCACCCGGCGGTCGCGCGAATCGTGCCCGCTAAAGGGCGGCGCCGGGTGCGCGTTCTCGGTGTCGGCCAATTCTTCCTCGCTCTCCGCCGGGGCGGTTTCGAGATGGTCGACGAGCTTGTCGTAATCGAGCGAGAAGATCGCCCCGGGAAAGAGGTTCTCCATCGAGTTGACCGTGTCGAAGACGCTCTGCACCAGCCCCGCGCGGTTGTCCGGGTCGAGTTCGGGGCTCATGACCTGGAACAGCGCGATCAGCGCCTTCGCCTTGACATCCTCGACCCCGACCAGTTCGCTCGGCGGCTCCTTGATCAGCGACGGCCAGGTCGCCTTAAAGGCGTTGCGCCAGCGGTAGAAGGCGAGTTTGTACTCGACCTCGGCATAATCGCTCGGGTAGCGCCGCTGGATCGTCTCGTAAAACTCGGGCGACCAGGCCCGGCGCATCACGATCTCGTCAAACCAGCGGTATTCCGGGTCCATCTCGATGCGGATGCGGTCGATATACATCGCGATCAGCTTGGCGTCTTCGGTACCCTCGCCAAACCCCTCGACAAACGATTCCTGGGTCAACAGCTTCGCCGGCATATCGCCGGCCGAGGTCGCGATGTTCTTGATGATGTCGTTGCGCGCCATCGCCATCGCGCCATCGATATTCTGCAGGTTGAGCGACTCGATCGATTCCTTGGTCGAGACCCCGAGGACGTCGTTGGTCTGCCCCTGGCGCAACAGCGCCCGCTTGATCGCCATCATCGCGCTCATGACGCGATCGACGATCGACCCCGGCTGCTCCATCTTGGCGACCAGGAGCCCGGCCTTGCGCGCGACCATATCGTCGGTGCGCATGGTCTCGATAAACGATTTGAGCGGGTAGAGCCCGCGCTGGTAGACCGAGCGGCCGGCATAGGAGAACGCCGCCGCGGTCCAGGCGATATAGATCGATTGCTCGTTGAGGACGGTCTTGGTCCGGCTCGGGTGCCAGGGGATGCCGTTGACCCGGACCGACCCCGGCTTCTGGAAGGTCGGCGAGTTCGGGTCCTGGTCGACGATCAGCCCGGCGGTGTTGAGCGGGTCCCAGACATTGAAAAAAATCTCGTCTTTCCAGAGGGTGTCGAGGTTGAGCGGGTCGCCCGCCTTGGCCTCCTTGGTGCCGACCCCGATCGAGGCGAGCCCATAGACCCGCGCCTGGGTTTTCAGGTTCAAGAGGTGGGCCGAGCAATCGAGCGCGTTCCACACCTCGCGAAAGCGCTCGACCAAGACTTCTTCGGGCCCGGTCGGGATATTGATATCGCGGTTTTGCGACTGGGCGAGGCGGATCGGCGCGGCGGCGATCTTGTCGCCGAGCGGGTGGGCGAGAAAAATCGCCTTGCAGATTTCGTAGCTGGGCTCGTCGCCCGGCTGAATCTCCTGCGCGTCCATCACGGTCTGCAGCATGTTGCCGAGGCTGGTGCTGGAAATCGTCGCCATCCGCACCGTTCCTCAACCCGTGGAGTCGTGCTCCGCGACGCGTTCGCCGGCGGTCTCGTCGAGCCCGAGGACAACCCCGTAGAGATAGGCCGGGATGGTCGGATCGTCGTCGCGCGGCGCCATCCGGTAATTCGGCGCGAGCGGCGCCAGCACCCGGCGATTGAGCGCGTCGTCGATCGACGCCCGCCCGGCCTTGTCAAAGACGTGGTTGGTCGCCTTTACATGCCCGGCGTTGACATGATAGGCGGCGGCGAGGTTGAGGGCTTCCCAATACCCCGGCGCGGCGAGGAGGTCGGGGACCGCGGCGGCGTCGAGCCCATCGCCGGCGACATGCGCGGCGAGCGCCTCGTTTTCGATAAAGAGCCCGAGAGACCCCAAGCGCGCGCCGCAATGCGCGCGGTAGCGGTCGAGGGTCGCGACCGGGCGCTGCCAGGCCATCTGGCCAAAATTCATCACATCGTAATCGAGGAGGACGAGCGGGATCCCAAAAAACCGGCTGCGCGCCCAATAGAGGACCGCGATCTCGCTGGTTTCGCTGACCACCGCAGTGCCATAGACGACATCGCACTTTTGCGGCATCCAGGTGTCGTCGGGGTGAAACAGCAGGCGGCGCTGTTTCAGCGTAAGCTCGATTGCCCCCATAGCGAACCCTGCTGGCCTTCGAGCATCAGATCGGTGAGCGACCAGACGAGCGCGTCGCCGCGGTTGGGGCTCTTTGGCCCCATGTACCCGGCGGTCGAGAAATTGAGCAATTCCTCTTCGAGCCGCAAAAAGGTCTCTTTGGTGCCGGCGTGGTGGACCCGGGTGTTGCGCCACTCGCCGTCATCGCCGAGGTACCCGTAGAGGACCGAGACCGGCTCGGCGCGGACCGCCTTGCCCCGGCTCGCGGTCACCATATGGACCGGCGGCACCGGGCTGTCGATCGCGTGCGCGGCGGCGGCGATGGTCGCGCGCACCATGTCGCCGCCGTAATTGGCCTCGGCGACGATCCGGTCGGCCTTGTGCTCGTGGTAGGCGATGACCGCGGTGCGGCCCCAGCCTTCGGGCGGCAGGTTGCAGGTCAGGTCCTGGAGGACATAGGCCTGGGTCCCGGCGCGGCCGGCGACGACGATGCCGACTTCATCCGAGCGAGTGTCGGGTTCGCCGGCGGTCCCGCTCGGGTCGATCGCGACATTGACCCGGTCGAGGGTTTCCGGGACATCCTCGGGAAAGCACCGCGCCTGGTCGATGCACTCCATCGACCACAATGCGTTTTCGATCTCGTCGACATAAACCCCTTCGTAAAACCGGCGGCGTTGGCGGACCGGCAATTCCTCGAGCTCGGCGATAAATTCGGGGGTCAGGTTTTCGGCGTTTTGCAACGGGTTCAAAAACCGGTACTGGTAATCGTCCGGGTTCTGGTGCGGTCGCCGGTTTTCCGGGTTGACCTTGAGAATAAACTCCCGATAGGACCAGTGGCTTTTGCCGACCGGGTTGAGATCGACCCAATCGCGCTGCGGCAGCAACTGGCCGGTGTCGGTGTAGCAGACCTGGGCGAGTCGGGTGCGGGCGATGAGCCGCGCCTGGTAGGAAATCTGCGAGCCTTCGTTGATAAACATCCCGGCGAACTCTTTGCCGAGGATGCGCTCGACCGCGGCTTTTTCGCCAAGCCCGCCGATCCAGATTTCCGCCCCCCACGGGGTCGTCAGGTACCCGTCCGAGTGTTCCTTTAACCGGGTCCCCGGCCAGCACAACTCGAACACCTTGGGGAGGGTGTCCATCGCGATCGAACTCCACGCCGCATTGGCGTTGAGCCGCAGGATCGCGTGGCGCGAGGTGCGCGATTGCAGGGCGCGGGCGCCGATCGCGCGGCACACGAGCGCGGTCTTGCCGGAGCGGGCGCCGCCGACCAGAAGCTGATGCCGGGCCGGGCCCGCCATCATCCCTTCGTAGACCTCGCGCTTGTGTGCGTTCCAGTTCCACTCGGGAACCGCGACCGCCGCCCGAGCGAGCGCGGCGCCGGGCCGGCGCGGCACGCCTTAGACTTTCGTGTCGGCCAGGGTCAGCTGGATCACCGGCGGCGGCAGGTCCTTGCCATCCTTCCCGGTGTGTTCAAAACGCTCGATATAGCCGCGGTCGCGACCCTTGGTCTTGAGGTAGAAAATGACCGCGGTCATGTTGGAATCCTGGATCGCGGCCAAGAGTTTGGTCTCGGCGAGATCGATGTGCTCCTGGACGATCTCATCGCAGGCGTGTTGCAGCTTGGGCCAGCGCTTCAGGTAGTTGCGCACCGTGTGCGGGTCGCACTTGCCTTTTTGCGCTTCGAGCAGTTTGGCCGCCATGCTGACCATGCCGCGCGATTGGCGCAGCGCGCGCTCGACATCGTCAAAGGTAAATCGGAGTTTGTTCATCTGGAGCCTGGACCGAGGGGGGGGCTTCGAACCACCGTTCACCGGCGAGCACCGATGCGTCCTACCAGCTAGACGACCCTCGGATCCTTATGCTTTCCCCTCTGGCTCTTCGGTGTCGAGTTGAGCATTTACGATCTCGACCATCCGGGCAAGGATATTCCCGTTGGTGCGGATATCGTAAGCCTTGCCGAGCCGGGTCAGCGTGTCGGAAAAGAGTTGGGCCGCCTCCTCGGAGATCACCCAGACATCGTCGACGTCCTTGGCGATCTGTTTGGCGAGGCGCACAGCGATCTTGTCCAGGGCCTCCTTTTGCTTGGGCAGAAAGGCGATGGCCAGCACCGGCCAGCGGATCGCGATCTCCTCGTTGATCGCCCGCAGCGGCTGGCCGATCCCGGTCAGGAATTTGTCATCGACCGAGACAAAGGCTTCGAGGCGGGCCTCGACGCTGCGGATCTCGGAAAAGATTTCGCGCAGGACCGACTCGTTGTCGACCCCGCTGATCGCGTTGTGGGCGAGCTGCTTTGACTTGACCCGGTCGGACGAGAGATCGCCGCGGGTATCGAGCAGCATCGGAAATTCGAGAACCCCGGCGGCGATCGCGGCGCGCACCCGGTGGTGGCCGCTGACAAGCTCGACATGCTGGGTCTCGCCGTCGCCGCGCAGCACGCCAAAAGGCAGCGATTCGATGCGGCCTTCGTCGCGGATGTTCTGGGTCAGCCGCTCCATCATTTCGGGCGGCATCACCCGGGCGTTTTTGTCCTGCTCATGCACCCGAGTATGGTGGACGCGCCAGATTTCGAGGTTGGCGCCGGCCTCGCACAACCGGGTCAGGAGTTCGGCGCTCATGCCGCCAACTCCCGGTGCGATTGCGGTTCGGCGCCGAGCACCTTGCCGTCCTTGGCGAGCCACGCGGCGAGGACCTCGGCATAACTCTCTTGGCGGAACTCGGCGCGGTAGTGGATTTGGTAGCGGCCGTCGGCGCGGCGCACCCGGTCGAGCCGCTTGAACACCCCGCGCAGCGATTTGACCTCGGGCACATTCGAGATGCAGGTCGTCGCGATCGCCAGATTGGCGACAAAGGCGAGCGACTGCTCGCGGCCGCGGCACAGATCGGCGCGAAACTGCGATGACGTGAGGAGGGTCATCAGCAGCTTGTTGAGCCGGCGGTAGCGGGTCGGGGTGGTAAAGGCAAAGACGTGGTAGACCGCCGGCGGTCCGATCGAGGTCTTGCGCCGGCGCAGCGCATCATTGCTGACCAGGCCGAGCACCCCAAACAGGTACCCGTCGAGGCTAAAGACGAGGTAGGTCTCGGCCCGGCTGGTGCCTTCGAGCTTGTGGGTGAAGAGCTCGCGGTAATACATCGCGACCGACCGGTCGACGCGGTGGCAGCGGATCGCCGATTGCGCGGTGATCGGGTGCGCCGCCGGGAGGATCGCCCAATCGCCGCTCTTGACCTCGCTGAGCTTGCGCGGCACCGCGCTGACCTCGACCTCTTGCGGCCGCGAGACCAGGGTGAACTTGACGTGACCGGCCTTGATCTCGTGGCCAAAGGTAACGTAGGGCCGCTCGCGCTCGGCCAGCTCCCACAAGCGGTACCACACGGTCAGCGGTTTGGCCGCGACCGCATACTCGTAAACCCGGTCGGCACCGGTGGTCGGGTCAAACTCGGGGAGTTCGACCCCGGTCCACTGGATATGCTCGGCGGTGGCGTCGAACTGTTTGCCGTAGCTGCCCTTGTAGACCGGCGGGTCGGCAAAGATCACCACCCGATCGTGGTCGCGGTAGCGTTCGAGCTGGGCGAAGATATCCGCCACCCGGTAGTCGAGCCCGCCGACGCTCGAGCGCAGCGCGATCAGCCGCTCGTGAAAAGCGTCGATGTACTGGTCCGGGGTCGATTCCAACTCCTCGCGGATGGCGGTCTGGTAATAGACCGTTTTCGCCGCGAGCTGCGCCCACTTGATCGCATAAAGCACCGCGGCGGCAAATTTGTCGGTGCCGCGATATTGTTCGAGATGGCTCAGCCGCTCGCTAAAACGGATCTCGAGCGGGGCGAGGTCGGGCTTCTCGCCGGCGACGTGATAGCCGATGACGCTGCTGAACAGCGAGATGTCGCTGGCCTCGATCCGCGTCGCCGGCCACCCGGCCGCGGTCGCCAGCTGGGCCACGGTAAACCGGCCGGCGCACGGGATCACCAGACGGTCGTACTGGCCGCGCAGCTTTTGGAACACCGCCTGGAGATAATCTCGGGTCGGTTTGGGCGTGACGCCCTTGAATATTTCAACGCGGCCATCGCGGGCCATCGCAACCCCCTCTTGATTTCCTTGACGCAGGAAAAAGGTTAGCTTTTTTGGCTCTGGTCAGCTAGAATATATCCCTGCAAAAAGAGGATAAATCCGTGCCTGTACAGATATTTACGGCAAGCTGGTTCACCCCGCTGCCGCCCGACGTGCAGCGCATCGGCATCTCCCGCGGGACCCCTCGCGGGATGCCCGGCGGGTACCGCAAGATGGCCGAACTCAACCCGGGCAGCTGGTTTATGTCCGCCCGTCCGAGCGAATATTACGAGCGCTATTACGGCGAAATCCTGCGCCCGCTCGATCTCGCCCAGGTGCTCGACCGGTTTGACCAGCTCGCCAGCGGCAAGCCGGCGGTGGCGCTGCTCTGCTACGAGCGGCCGCCCTTTGTCGCCGAAACCTATAACCTCTGTCATCGCCGCATCGTCGCGTCGTGGATCGAGCAGCACACCGGAACCGAGGTCGCCGAATTTCTCCCCGACGGGGTCGCGCTCGGCGACACCGTCCCGCTCGGGGCCGGGATCGACGAATGGCTTGAGATTGCCGCTCGCGTCCGGCCGAAACCGCAGCGCCGGGCCGATAAACCCCGAGGCCTTTTTTGATCGCGGAGTTTCGGAAAATAATTTGGCGCGGGATCCCCGACCGCGCTCGGGCAAGCGCGGCAGGATTGCGGGTTTTTGCGGCGGGGCCGGTCTGGTATTTTGGTATTTTGCCGGGAGGGTTGATTGCCCTGGAGGCAATTCCAACAGCGTGAGCGGAAATTCGCTAGCTAAACGCTCGGCCGTCAAGCGGAATTTTGCGGGGCGCGCCGGTACTGGATTTTGTGTTGCGGGTGGGTTTGCCGCCAAGATCGGCCAGGATCGGGTTTTGCGGGGTTGATTCGACCGGGGTGTTGAAAAACCGCGGACTTGGCCGGCAAAGCCAGGGTTGGTCTGAGCACCGTCAAGGCCTTCGAGCGGGGCGATAAAACAATCACCGCAACCGCTGAATCGATGCGTCGAGCAATCGAGGCCGCTGGCGTCAGGCTGTTGTTTAATGCCGATGAAAAGCCAACAGGTATCGAGGTCGGCTAGTCGTCTTCAGGTTCCTCTAGGGAAAGCTCCCCCTGATCCGGCTTCCAGGGCGCTACTCTGATCCCTGCCTTCGCAAAAAGGTCCGGTATTGCGTCGGCGGCAGCGCGTGTCCCAAGTGAACGACGAACTTCCCCGGCGGCTCGGCTAACGGCGTTGATCGCCTGTATGTTCGTCCGCGTTACGCCCGGCATCTCGAAGCGGCCCGTGCGGCGTATAGCGGGAAGAATTTCGTGGCGCACGAATCGGTCGAACAGTCGCGCCTCCGGCTTTCGGCTGCGGCCTATGAGCTTGTAAAGCCCAGGCTCGGAAATCGTGTTGAGTTCTTGTGGTCCGCCAAGGGTCTTTACAATGCATAGCCCCTTTTCATCGGGATCGAGGCCCCTCAGCGCCAGTGTCGTGTTCCTGAGTTGCAGGACTCTGCAAACGTCGGCGCCGACGAACCATAGCTCGCCGCTTCGGTCTAGCTGATAGATCAAGGTGCGTCTGCTAGATAAGACCGAAAAACCGTCCCGGTCATGGGATATTTTGGGCGGCGGGTTCTTGTGTGGGCATGGGGGCCCGCCATGAGCGTGAGAGGTCAGCCTGACCGGGCGCGCGGGTGCTTTGTTGACAAGCGGCCCGCGCCCTTTTTTTGAGTTGTCCGATCCGAGCGGACAACTGCGGTCGTAAAGCGCGTAGGCGTCGAACCGACTGAGAAATAGGAAAGCCGAGCTGTGGCGGCTCGGCTCCCCTTTAAACCCGCAATGCTTGGCCGTCTGCGGGCTGACGTCGGCGTGGCGCTTCGGGGGAAGGCGCGGGAATTCGGCTAGATCGCATACCTCCCGGGGGAGGGAGGGGCCTCGATCGGCGGCCCGGGGCTGGCCGGAGACGACCGCACCGGTTCCAACGGAGAAATCACCATCGACGCATTTCCCCGGGCCACGCCGCCGAATATTGGCGAGAGCCTCGGGTTGAGGCAAGCGGTTTTTGCGGTCTCGGGTGGGGCTACCGGGGAAAACCGGACTGCGGTATAATTTTCCCGGTTCCAGCGGAGGCATGATGAAAAACCACACCCCAGCGGAGCCGGCTTCACGCCGGCCGCGCCACAAACCCGAGAGCGATCCGACCGCCTCGATCCGGCCGCCCGATACCCATAATTTTAGCGAGACCGACTGGAATTTTATCCATGCCGCGCGGGTGCCGCCGACCATCGCGCTTGGCGAGTTTGGCGGGTTGTGGCGGGTCGAGCGGGTCGATTGCTCGCGCCCCGAGTTGGCGATGCTGGCCGGGTTCCCGAATTACACGCTGCTGACGCACTGGACCGAGAAGACCCTCCACAAAGACCGCGGCGAGGTCGTCATGGAGGATGCGCTGCGCGAACTCTCCCGCCACCTGCCGATCTGGCGCGAGGCCAGCGGCCGGGTCCTCGTCACCGGGCTCGGGATGGGGTGCGTCGTGCGCGCGCTCCTCACCAAACCCGCGGTCGCCCGGATCGACGTGGTCGAGCGCGACCGCCACATACTCGGCCATTTTGGTCCCGAGTTCGCCCCCAACCCACGGGTGCGGCTCCACCACGCCGATGCGTTCAAATTCCGGATCGGCGGGGTTTGGGATTTTGCCGCGCACGATATCTGGCACCCGACCAAACCGGTTCCGGTTCTGCACGCCAAGCTAATCGCCAAGTATTACGACAATTGCCGCAAGCAAACCGCCTGGGGAATGCCCGACGAGTTCCATCAAAAAATCGGCGGTTATTTTGTTGTGAACCCGAATATTTAATTGCATCGGTCCGTTATATCAGTATAATCAAGATACTGGTTCCACGGAGTTCACGATGACCCGCCAACAACTCCTCTCCCGGGTACGCGCCCATCGTGGCCCGATCTGCGCCCCGATCAGCGGCAACAACGACGTGCACTGGGTGCGCGTGGTCAAGAGCGACCTCTTACTGATGCTCGACGGGATCGAGGATGGCGAGCTCGAAGCCCGCGTCACCGCCAAAACCCTCTACATCGACCGCGCCAACTGAGGAGACCTCGATGCGCCCGTCTGAAATCGCCCTGTCGCTCGAGACGATGATCGCGGCCCGCCGGCCGGTGTTTCTCTGGGGCTCGCCCGGGGTCGGCAAATCGCAGACCGTCGCCCAGGTCGCGGCCAAGGCCGGGATCGAGCTGCGCGATGTGCGCGCGGTGCAGTTTGACCCGGTCGATCTGCGCGGGCTGCCGCGGATCGACTCGGATGGCCGGACCCACTGGTCGGTCCCCGATTTTCTCCCGCGCGACGGCGCGGGGGTGCTGTTTCTCGACGAGCTCAACGCCGCCGACCGCGCGGTCCAGGCCGCGTGCTACCAGCTCGTCCTCGACCGCCGGCTCGGCGAGTATGCGCTCCCCGACGGGTGGACCGTCGTCGCCGCCGGCAACAATCAGAGCGATCGCGCGGTGACCAACCGGATGTCGACCGCGCTCGCCTCGCGGTTTGTCCATCTCGAATACGAGGTTCATCTCGACGACTGGTGCAAATGGGCGGTCGAGCACGACCTGCCGCCCGAGCTGATCGCGTTTATCCGGTTCCGCCCGAACCTGTTGCACGCGTTTGACCCGCAATCGACCGAGCGCACCTTCCCCTGTCCGCGGACCTGGGAGTTTATCGCGACGATCATGCGGGCGCACCCGGCGGCGGCGGTCGAGCACGAACTTTTCAAGGGCACGGTCGGCGGCGGCGCCGCGGTCGAATTGTCCGGGTTCCTGCGCATCTGGCGCAAGCTCCCGTCGATGGATTCGATCCTCCTCAACCCGCAAACGGTCGCGGTCCCCGACGATCCGGGCACCCTCTTTGCGATCGCCGGCGGGCTGGCGCGGCGCGCGACCGACAGGAATTTCGACCGGGTCATGGTCTACGCCAACCGGATGCCCAAGGAATGGGCCGTGTATCTGGTCAAGGACGCGACCAGGCGCGACGCGGCGCTGCAATCGACCGAAGCCTTTGTCAAGTGGGCGGCCTTGAACTCGGATGTGATGGGCTGACCCTCGAACTTTTCCCCGAAGGAGACTGACGATGACGATCAAGCCGATTACCGAGCGGGCGATGCTGATCAAGGTTTCGGTCCACCAATGGACCGCGCGCCGGCACGATCAGAAGGTCAGCCGCGAGGTCGCCGAGCACCACGGGTCCGAGGAGCGGATGGGGTCCTACCAGAAGGACCTGATCGACAAGGATCGGCTGAGCGAGATTTCGGCACTCGCCAGCCAAATCCGCACGGTCCTCTTTGGGCGGACCTTGCCGTGGCTCGACGCCGGCACCCGGATCCTGCCGAGCGCCTTTTATTTTGACACGATGGCCGAGTTGAAAGCGCTGATCCACAAGCGCGACGAGGCGGTGCGCGTCTTTCTCGGCCAGTGGGAAGCCATCGTCGCCGACGCGCGGGTGCGGCTGAACGGGCTCTTCAACGAAGAGGACTACCCGAACCCGAACCGGTTGCGGCGCGCCTTTGCGGTCGAGCTGACCACCTTTCCGATCCCGGCCGCCGGCGATTTCCGCGTCGATCTCGGGTCGGAGGCGCAGGCCGAGGTGCAGGCGCAGATCGAGACCCGCGTCGCCGAACTGCTCGACGCGGCGACCCGCGATCTGTGGCACCGCATTCACGCGGTCGTCTCGCATATGGTCGAGCGGCTCCGGGCCTACGCGGTCAGCCCCGAGGGCAAAATCCTCTCGACCTTTCGCGACAGCCTCGTCGACAATATCCGCGAACTGACCGCGCTCCTCCCCGGGCTCAATATCGCCGGGTCGGCCGATCTCGACCGGATGGCAAAGGAGCTCGACGAGGCCCTGTGCGGGTACGACGCCAGCCAGCTGCGCGAGAACACCGATCTGCGCAATACCGTCGCCACCCGCGCCGAGCACATCCTCCACGAGATCACGTCGTTTCTGGCCTAAGTAAAAACTGGAAAGGGGCGGGTAATTCCGCCTCTTTCTATTTACATAAATCAGGAAACGTGCTATTATTTAGTTGTGATTATTGAGGAATCTCCGATGGCCTACATCGTCTCTATCGAACGCGACCAAGTTGTCGCGCATGATGAGCGGAATACTAAAACGGTTATTACCAGTGTCGCGCAACTCGACGCGCTGGTCGGCGATCAGCCGGTCTATTTTTCGTCGTCGATCGATTTCCCGCACGATTCGACGGCCAACCCGCAAACCCTCGCGCTGGTGCGCGAATTGTGCCGCGAGGCGTCATGAGCCGGATCACCGAAGCCAGGAATTCCCTGATTTTGGGCCAGCCGTTTTTTGGGGCGCTGTCGCTGCGTCTCGCGGTCGCCGCGGACCCGGCGGTCGCGACGATGGCGGTCGATGGCAAGACGCTCTCCTACAACCCCGAATGGGTCGAGGCGTTGCCGTTTGACCAGCTCGTCGGGGTGACCGCGCACGAGGTCATGCACTGCGCCGCGGCGCACCACGCGCGGCGCGGCGGGCGCGCCCTCAAGCGGTGGAACAAGGCCTGCGATTATGCGGTCAACCCGCTCCTCGTCGAGGCCGGGTTCACGCTGCCGCCCGGCGCGCTCAATCGGCCGGATTTTGCCGGGCTCAGCGCCGAGGAGATTTACACCCGGCTCGCCTGCGAGGATCCGGGCGGAGACAGCGCTGCCGCCGGGCAGGACCGGGCGGGCGGGGCCGCGGGCGCGGGAGCCGCCGGCGAACCCGGCGATATCGGCGGCTGCGGCTCCTTCACCGACGGCCCGGGCGATGGGGTCCCGGCCACCGAGGCGGAGTTGAGCGAGCAGGCGCGCGAGTGGGAGATCGCGACGATGCAGGCGGCGGCGGCGGCCAAGGGCGCCGGCCAGCTCCCCGGCGCCGGCGACTGGCTGACCCGGCAGATCACCCGGCCCAAAATCAGCTGGGAGGAGGTCTTGCGCGAGTTTGTCACGCAGCGGGCGACGACCGAATATTCCTGGGCGCGGCCAAACCGGCGCTTTATCCACCAAGGGCTTTACCTCCCCTCACGGGAGAGCAAGCGGCTCGGCGAAATCGTCGTCGTCGTCGACTCGTCGGGCTCGACCTGGGGCCCGATGCTCGACGCCTTCGCCGCCGAATTCAACGGCATCGTCGAGGATATGCGACCCGAGCGGACGCATGTCGTCTACTGGGATACCCGGCTCCAGGGGCACGAGACCTTCGAGGCGGAGGACGGACCGATCACAATGGCTGCCAAGGGCGGCGGCGGGACCGTCTTCGCGGGGGTCTGGCCGTGGCTCGACCAGGCCGGGCTCGACCCCGAGTGTGTGGTCTTTTTTACCGATCTCGTTTGCTCGCGGTTTGGGACGGAGCCGGCTTATCCGGTGCTGTGGTGCTCGACCCTCAAAACCGCCGCGCCGTTTGGCGAGGTGGTCAAACTCACCCTCAACCGCTAAGGCCGCCGGCGAGAGGAGAACCCATGCCCAAATACAACGTCCACCTCTATACCCCCTATCGCGAGAAATACATCGGCATCGTGGCTCCGGACCCGGTCGCGGCGGTGCGCCGCGCGCTCGGCCGGGACAGCGCCGAAACTCGCCAGCCGGCCGAGGTCGAGGACGCCGAGGGGATGCCGCTCGACGCGCTCGTCGACGAGATCGGCGCCGATGATGACATCGTCAACGGCGCCGGCGAGGCTTTTGACATCCTGCCGGACCAGCGGATCATCCCCGGCCACGCCGGCGCCCGCGACGCGCACGGCGCCTGCCTCGACCTCGTCTATACCCTCGCCGGGATGACCATCGACGGCGATACGGTTGCCGGCGAGGAATACATCGCGGATGGGAACGACGACGAGGTCGACGCGCTTTATGCGGCGGTCCGCCGGGCCCGGGCCATCCTCGGCTATGCCGAACAACGGGAGCACTGACCATGCCCAAATACATGATCGAACGCCAGTACCTGCTGCCGATCTACCACCACCTCGCGATCGAGGCCGCAACCTTCGCGGCGGCCTGCGCCGCGGCGATGGACGAAACCAAGCACGGCTGGAAAGGAGCGCAGCCCGACCCCGAGAACGCCCGCGCCCATACCCTGACCCGGGCGGTCGAGGTTCCGGCCGAATGGGCGGACAAGACCGCGGCGCCGGCCTGGTATCTCTACGACGCGGCGCTGCCGGCGCTGCCGATCCCGCGCGCGCACCGCGAGGCGCCCGAGGCGCCGCTCCTCGACCGGCGCCACCTCGGCACCGTCTTGGCGGCGCTGCGCTACTGGCAGCGCTCGGGCGAGTTCGCCGGCGACGAGATCGCCGAGATCGCGACCGACGGCGACACCCTGACCCCGCTCAGCAACACCGAGATCGACGCCTTGTGCGAGGCGCTCAACACCGATCCCCGGCCCCGGCCGCCCGCGCAAACCGGCGACCACGGCTCGATCGGCCGCTATCTCGATTGCTCGACCGCCTATCTGCCGCCCGCTTTCCGCGCGGCCTTGTGGAACAGCGAGTGCCCGGTCACCGCGATCGGCGAGGACGCGTACCACCGCTGGGTTTATGTAGACGAGCACCATCTCGACCCCGAGTGGCTCGCCGAAAACCCGATCCCCGAACCCGTGCGGAAAATCTTTGCCCACGCGCTCGCCCATGATTGTCATATCATCTGCTTTGACCCGGACGGGCCCGATCTCCCCAGCGGGTTCGAGGTTTTCGGCGACGAGGACGAGCTCGACCCGCGCCCCTTCCCGGAAACCTCTTTCGGCGACCCCGTCGCTATCCTGACCGCCTCCGGCTTTGCCGAACAACAGCTCGGCGGCAACCTGGTCGGCTGGGCCCGCGACCGGGTGCTGATCACCTTTCACGATGGCGACACCCCGGTCCCCGGCGACGAGCGCGACCCGCACTGGATCGTCGGGCGGCGGACGTCGCACGGGCCCAACCCGGACGACGACCGGCCGCTTGGCGAAACTCTCACCCTCACCGAGGCGATCGCGCTCGCCGCGAAGGAGGCAACCCGATGAACCGCCACCAGCGCCGCGCCGAATTGCGCAAAACCGGGTGGGTCCCGCTCGAACCCGCCACCGCTGTCCCGATCAGCGACAGCGAGATCGAGGCGCGAATCCCCGACCTCCAGCGGGTGGCCCCGGACAAGAGCGCGGCCGAAATCCGCGAGTTCTACCGCGATATCCGGCGGATGGAGGTGTGGCGCAACCACCTCTACCAGGTCCATGTGGTGCGCAGGATCGACACCGGCGCGCGCGGGCTCCCGCTCGTCACGCACCTGTCGATCCGCCGCCTCGACCGCCAGCCGGTGACCGATTGGCGCGACAAACAGCGGATCAAAAACCAACTGGTCGGCGCCGAGTGCGAGGGGGTCGAACTCTACCCGGCCGAGAGCCGGCTCGTCGACACGGCCAATCAGTACCACGTCTTTGTCGTCGAGGATCCGACCTTCCGCTTTCCGTTTGGGTTTCACGACGGCCGCCACGTCGATGGCAAATCCGGCGCCGGCGCGGTGCAGCGGCCGCTCGATCCGGTCGTGGCGGAAGCCATAGAGAAATAAAACCAAGTGCTTATTTCGGGTAATGTGTTATCATAATCAAACCCGGTTCCAAGGGAGACACCCGATGCCCCACCGCTACCGCACGACCCTCCGCCCTGTCGCCGCTGGCGGGCTGCCGATGGGCGTCACCTATCGTTACGTCGAGCTGCCTTGGGATGGCTCGATCTATCGTGGCCACTTCCCGCTGCTTCCAGTGTCGCGCCATCGCTACGGGGTGGTCGAGACCGACCGCGCACTGACCCCGGCCGAGCTCGCCCATTTCGATATCGAGCCGATCGCCGGATGACCTGGGTTCCCAAACCGCGAAACTGGCGGCGGTACTACGGCTACCGCCCGCCGAGCCTGGCCGCCCCGCCGATGACCGACGGGCAGATCAAGGATCAGGCGAGCGCCTATCTCGTCTGGCTCGCCGGCGCGCGGGGCTGGGACCTCGACCGCGCGGCGGCGTATGTCGCAGGGTCGCGCCCGATTCCCCCGATGGCGCCGGCCTTGCGCGAAGTCGAATTGGTGTAACCCGGAGAGAGCACCGATGCCAGACCTTCCGCCCCCGCTCGGCCCCGACGATGACGGCCCGCCGACCCGAGTCGTGCTGAGCGCGCGCCAGCGCCTCGTGCTGCGCCGCGCGCTCGAATACCTCGGCGAGGGTCTCAGCCCTCATGCGGTGATCGAGATCGGCGGCGAGTGGATCGGCAAGGGCGAGCTCGACAGGCTCGCGGCGCTCGTCGCCGAGCCTGAGCCAAGAGGATAGGGCGATGGCGATTTACACCCCGTTTTGGACCGAGGTCGAATTTCTGTCGGCGCGCCGGGTCACCGTCCTGGTCGAGCGGACCCAGGATGCGGCGGTCCGCTGGCACTATCCCGAGCACGCCCGGGTCAGGCGGAGCAGCACCAGCTTTTACGAGGAAATCCAGGTCTGGCACGCGGTCGCCCGCGACGCCAAGACCGGCAAGAGGATCGTCGACGGGCAAGAAATACCGGGGCACGAGTTTCGCGCCGATGGCGGGTGGCCGGAGATCCTCGCCGCCATGCAGCGCGTCGCCACCGAACAGACCAAGGCGTAAGCCGAGATTTGACCGGAGCCGGCGCCGACCGGATAATCCTTGTTAACGCGTTGCCGTCATCATCGCTCAGCACCGAAAGGGGAAGACCATGGCCGAGGGCCGCTATGTGCTGCAGGTGCAGCTGCAAAACGTGCTTCACAACATCATGATGCCGGATCAGGAGACCGGCGAGAAATGGCTCGCCAAACTCGCCCGATACGTCGGCCGGCCGCGGTTCCACCGCAATGACGACGAACCCCACCAGGTAAAGATCGCCGGGGTCGGATGCGCGATCGTGGTCAGCACCGACGACGGGCTCTACAGCGTCGCCCTCCACGACCGCGAAACCGAGATCGAGTGCGACCAGCCGATGCACGACCGGCTCGACGAGGCGCGGGCCAAAATCTACCGTCGGATCGACCACGAATTTTTCGAGCGGCTCACCGCGAGCGCCAAGCTCTAAAAGCGCGGGAGAAACCCGGTGGCGCGATTGTTACACTATTCGGCGCAGAGCATCGTCGGCAAACAAATCTATACCCGCACCGCCGAGTGCGCGGTCGAGATCAAACCGCACGGCCTATGGGTTTCGGTCGAAGGGCCCGACGACTGGAAATCATGGTGCGAAGCCGAAGCGTGGGGGCTCGATCACCTTCGCGCCGTCGCCGAGATCGTCGTCCGCCCCGACGCGGCGATCCTGCGGCTGTCCTGCCCTGCCGAAATCGACCGGTTTCACGCTGAATTTACCGCCCCGCTTTATCCGGGCGAGCGCTCGGGCTTTGGCGTCGACTGGCGACGCGTCGCCGAGACTTACAGCGGGATCGTGATCGCGCCGTATCAATGGTCCCGTCGCCTCGACGGGAACGCGCGGTGGTATTATGCCTGGGACTGCGCGTCGGGGTGTATCTGGGACGCCTCGGCCATCGCCGAAATCCGCCAGGCCGAAATCCGTCGGGCCGAGGCCGAGCCGCGATGAAGGCGCCCCTCTGCCGGACCTGCGGGATCAGCGAGTTTGGCCATGTCTGCGCCGGCCCCGCCGCCGGCGCGGCGCTCGCCGCTCAAGGGCTCTCCCCGGCTGTCGCCAAACCGACGCCAACACCCTCGGCAAAACCCTCGGCAAAACCGCTCGGAGCGGCGCCCGCGACCGCTAACCGAGCCAAACCCAAATCCCCGGCAAAACCCCAGAGGCGCCCCCGCGCCCGCTCACAGAGGAGCTGATCTCATGCCCTATATCGACCGACCGGTGCTGACCATCCCCGAGCGGATCGCCCGGACCCAGGCCGAACTCGCGATCCTGCACCCGCTCGATTGCCGGCGGCCCGACCTCGAGCGGATCATCGCCGTCCTGACCCGCAGCCTCGAAGTCGAGGAACGCGCGCACGCGCCGCACAGCGACCAGCGAGCCAAGCGATGACCCGGTGGTTTGCCCTGCAACAGGGGCTGCGCGGTCCGGTGTCGGTGGTCTTCAACGAGCGCCCGGTGCCCGGGCACGGCAATGCCGAAAAGGTCATCCCCGGAACGATCAAACAGGTCCCGGCCTATCTCGACGGGGCCGAACTCGCGTGGATCGAAGTCTGGGCCGAGCGGACCCCCAACTGGGTCGGGTTTGACGAACCGGGAGCCGGCTCCGGTGTTTCACGGGAAACCAAACGACAGCAGCGCCGCACCGCGGTGGCGGCCGCGCTCGCCACGCGTTTTCCCGAGATCGACGAGCCCGATGCGCTTGTCAAGACCGATGCTTTTCTGGCGATGCTCGACGCCGCGCTGCGGTTTGAAGACCCCTGCTAAGTGCTTGAATAATTATCCCTCACTTGATTATTTTAATTGCAACTGAGGGTAAACCTGATATGATCTCCTTACTACCGGTTCCAAACCCAAGGAGGTCACCATGTACGACGAATTTGACGAATTTGACGAAATCGCCGACCGGATCGCGAGCGATCTGCCGGCGCGCGACACGATGGATTTTGACGAGGCTCTGGCCATCGTCAACAGCGACATCATCCTCGGCTGCGAGGGCCGCACGGTCCGCGAACTGGCCGCCGCCGCGCTCTATCGCTCGTACCAGGGGTGAGCGCGATGACCGATCTCTTCCCGCGCCGCGACCCCCGGCTCCAGGACCTGGCCGACGCGCTCGCGACGCGGCTCCCGTCGGGCGACAAGCATTTTGCCCGCAACCTGCTCGCCAATGCCGAGCGGCGCCAGCTGTCGGACAAGGAGTGGTTCTGGGTCGTCGAGCTCGTCGCCCGGATCGGGCGGCCCAAGCCGGCGGCGCCGCAGCCGGTCCCGATCGCCTCGCTCGCCGGGGTCGTCGCGCTCCTCGAGCGGGCCCGCCAGCACCTCAAATACCCGGCCGTCCTGGTCCGCGTCGGCGAGCGCGATATGCGGCTCTCGATCGCCGGCCCGCACGCGGCCGCGCCGGGGTCGATCAATGTCGCCTCGCCCGGGACTTTTGCCGAGCGCACCTGGTTTGGCCGGGTGCTGACGAGCGGCGTATTCGAGCCGAGCCGGCGCGAGAGCCAGGAAACCGCGACCGCGATCACCGCCGCGCTTGAGGCGCTGGCGACCGACCCCGCCAAGGCGGCGAGCGAGTATGGCCGCCTCACCGGGGTGTGCTGCTTTTGCGGGCTCGCGCTCACCGACGAGCGCTCGACCGCGGTCGGGTACGGCAGAATCTGTGCGCAGCACTACGGGCTCGCTTACCCCAAGCTCTCCGAGGTCCGCGCCTCGAAGGCGGCCCCGGCTCTTCGAGTGGCGGCGTAGGGAGGCAAACCCCTACGTTCCCCACAATCGCCGCCGTGCGCGTGAGCGGCAAGGAAAGCCAGACGGGAGTACCAGAAAATGAAGATCGAGGTTTTGGTTCACGACGACGACACCGCCGATCTGTCGGTTGCGTATCTCGACACCCCGCGACAACGGGGGCTGCGGGCACGGTTGGAGGTCGGCATGTGGAAGCTGCTGGCGGAGCACGGGATTGGCCCGCGGCGGCCGGCGCAGACGGGAGACGGAGAATGACGATGCGTACGATCACCGAACAAGCCATCTTCACCCGCGACGAGATCGAGGCGGCGGTCAAAACCCTGCACCGGATGCAGATTGTCGGCGGCCTCTACTACGGCGATTTTGGCGATCAGGCCGTGCGGTGGGAAACCGACGGGTCGTGCACGGTGGTGACCAGCCACACTCCGGCGCCGCCCTGGTACCGGCACGGCTGAGGGTTTTGCGCGGGAGGGACCCGGAACATGGAGACGACCACCACGATGCGGCCGACGCGGACGCGGCTGCGGGTGCGGCTCAACAGCGTGATCGCGCACCTGGAGATGGCGCTCGGCGATCTCGACGATGACCTGTTTATCAGCATCGTCCACGCGGAGCTGGCGCAGGAGACGCT